TTGCAGCTTGTTTGTAATCTTCAGCTTCAATACTAGCCTTTAGATCTGATTCTAAATCTGTTATAAGATCCTTTGCGCCTGAAGTATTGTAAGTGTATATAATATTATTGCTTGACAACTGATCCATATCAATTTGAAACTGAGCATCGTATTCTTCTTGCCTTTTAAATATTATATCTGCTATTTTATTAGCTAACTTTTCAATATCTTTGTCTGTCATATTAGTATTTTCTGAATTTATACTCACCGATTACGTACTTGTTTATATATCTACCTTTTGATTCAGCTTCGCGTAAGCCGTCGAATACATGCAATGGTACTTCGAAGTAATCATACTCTGATAAGTTCTTAAACTTCAGTGTTAACGTGCTATTGTCCCTGTTGAATTTAGCTTTACTGATAGCTACTGAATCTACTTTAATTGTTTCTGTTAATGTGCTCATATATATATATTTGGTTTATTATATTATCGTTCGCTGAACGTATTATTTTTGTAAATCCTGGTTTTTAAGCTCTGACTCCTTAGTCCATTTAGCCCATTTCTTTTTAATCCTTCTGTTTTCATTCATGATGACGCTACGATCAAGCATTCTGCTGCATTCAAAGCCAGTTATGCTGTTTACAAGCCTACCTTTTGACATAAGATCTTGCATTCTACGTCTTTGCATATCTTTGAACTGTTGTAATGTTTGATTTTCCATATTAGTGTATAATTAGTCCTACTTTATTTGTTTTATTAAACCATTTAGTTGCCATAAGGTCGATAGAAGATGCATCAGTATAACCGGCATCATCTAATTCTGCCTTACTAGAGAATATTTTAGTGTGTCTGTGTTGGATTTTGTCTATCATATGCTTTTGTTTACCTGAATCGCTGAATATGATGTCGAAGTTACTAGGCAGAGATGTGTATAGCATCATCTCGACCATGTTAGTATAACTATAAAACTTAACCTCTGGAAATAATAAGGCGATGTCGATCCATTTGTTTAGATATTTTTTAGAATAATAATCGCCTGAGTCGTGTACCCTTACATAGTCTGGTTTCTTTTTAACTATTTCTGAGTACATTTTATTAACAAAGTCATCTGTCTTAGATAATTGATAACGCTTTTCGAACGCTGGTTGTACATTAGACCAGATGTATGCGCCTTTTTTAGCATAACAAAACTTGACACAAGCATCTGCCATAGGGCATGTTAGTTTGCCTGATGCAGATTTATAAGCTGGTATACCAAAGTTGAATACACGGACACCTAGCGATTTAGATGTCTTTTTTAATTTTGAGTTTTGAGTTAGTAAATTCATGATGTATTATTTTAATATATTATCTTACTTGTGTCGTATTATTTTTGTAACTATTCTTCGTCGTCAATTATATTGAATAAGTATTCAACACTGTCTGATATAGATTCAGCAAGGTCATCAGCTGCGTCAAACTCAATATTGCTTAACTGTATTCTATTGTCATAATCTATTTCTAACTCATAAGAATAAGAGTCTGATCTATCAAAATCATAGTTGCTAATTGTTTGAGTAATAGCTTCTCTGATTTCATCTACAGTTTCCTTAGTTATTTTAGGTAGATTAATTTTTTCTAGTGCGACTTTTGCAAGTGATAGCTCTTTACTCATCTGAGTTGAGTCTTGTTTAGCTTGTGCTAGTAATGTTTCTAATGATTTGATTCTGTTTTCTAATACTTGTGCTTCCATAATTTATTCTTTATTTGATTTTTCTATTAATTCTGTTATATATTGCCATACTTGTAATTCAATTCTACTACCTTTGAGCACTAGCTCTAGTTCTTCAGCACTGATAGGACCAGTATTGTTAGTTTTTATATCGTCTTCTAGCTGCTCAATATCAATCTTTAACATTGTGGATTTGGCAAATGCTTTATCGCTAGCTCTGTTTTGTAGTTCGTATCTGTTAATCATCTCTTTCATTTAAAATGTTATCGCCATACTTTAGATCCCATACGCTAGTTTTTATTAAATCTATGTTTGCGAAAGTGTATATACTACCTATAGTGCTTAGTGATAAGTCATTATAGAAATACTCACTACTTAACGTTACTAATATTTTATCTACACTACTAGAATATCTGTCTCTGTTTGATTCTAATTGTAGTTTTACTTCTGGCTTTAATCTTTCTAATAGGTTTTTCATTGTTTATTTTTTATTTGTTACATATATATTATCATATGGTGATCGTATTTTGTTTGTAAAGGCTAAAAGTCATAACCAAAGTCTTTCATAACTCTTTTTATGTGAATTATATCTTCACATAGCTCTAGTATTTCTTCAAAATAGTCGTTATCTGTTATTTCGTCTAATTGTTCTTTTAAATCGTCGTCTTCGAAGGATCTACTTAGGTTTGCTTCGAATTCTTGTAGTTCTTGATAAAGGTATTTCATATTGTTTAGTTTTTAATTGTTGATGGGTTTCTTTTATAAGAAGTTGTATCGTAGTATGCTTGTTTAAAATCCCACATAAGATCTTGTTCGAACTTTTCAAAAGAATCCTCGCCATATAATTTTCCGTATAATTCTTTGAAGCCTTGGTATCTACAGTATTTACCGTTGATTTCGTATGATAACTCGATGTCGTTTATCTCGTGATCGTAATCCTCGTTATTCATGTTGAAGTTAACATAACTCCATACGGTTGCATTTACTTTGAATAAATCTAAGTCTTTAGTGAATCCAGTGCTTAAACTGTAGCTTTTTTCTTCGAATGTTTTAATCATTTTACTCATATCATTTAATTTAATTAGTTAGTAACTAGTGAGGAATCGAACCTCATACCCGTCGGTAGCCTGACCTAAAGATCACCTGACCTAGTTCCACTAGCAATTCACTTATGTAATTTAGGTACCATTTGTCGTGGTATCTTTACAGCATTCGCCCACCTAAATCCTAATTAAGTTACTCGTCTAGTTATAACACCATTCCAGGATCTTCGTCAGCTTAACAATTTATACTACCATTGCCGTACTGAGCCCCACAAAGTGTTTGTTGTGTTGTTACATATATATTATCCTGCTTGTGTCGTATTTTTTTTGTATTTCTTTTGACCTAGATTTAGATCTTGATACATACGGCTAACTACACGGTGCATAAGCTCGGTGTGTATAGCAGCAAACTCGTCGCCGTCCTCTATGATATGATCACCATCAAGTTCCCATTCACATACTTCTGATAGTTTATCTAACATTGTAACGGATATTCTATTTACTTTTAATTGTGTCTTCATTATAATATTCTTTTTAGTTGTTCTTTAATTAATAGTATATCTTCGTCAGTTACTTCCCCAATCTCGCACATGCTTTCCCGTTCAAATATAATATCGTACATTGCTTCATGAAAATGGTTACCCACTATTTCATCTAAGCGATTAGCGATGTCTTTAATTTCTTCCCATGTTAACTTCATCTTGTTTTTTTTCTTTAAGTCTTTCATATTAGTTCTAGTTTTTCAATTAATTCTTTTGATTTTTTAGCTACCATAGCATCGATGTAAGACTTTTTTAATGATTTTAATAAAGCTTCTTTAAACCTGTAGTGATTCATACAAGATGATGAGTGGTGTGAATGACCTACTACTTCGTCAGATAGATCGAACCATCCACCACCACCGTACTTGTCTGTTAAAAATTCTAATGATCTTGCAAAGCTAGTTACCACTTGCTCTAGTTCTTCTTCAGCAGATTTTTTTAGTCTTTTTTCTATTTGATTTAAGTCTTTCATACTATTGACAGTTTTTTTGGTTAAATGCGTAAAGAAGTTTAATTCTATCGATGTGATCTGGCACAAGTTCACGCTTGAAATTTACCCACAATGGATTGTTCTCATTTACATACGGTGTTTTCTTGTTGATTTGATAGAATAAACGCTTTTTGTGGTACCAGTTTTCACCTTTTGTACTTACTCGTACATAACCTGACTCAGATACTGTACCTGTTCTGCCGTCTGACATTTCGAAGTGTAAACTTCCTTTGCTTGTGATTTTAATTAGTTTCATATTATTTATTTTTAGTTTCATATATATTATCTACGAGTGATCGTATTATTTTTGTAAAAAGTAACTCTGCTGAATAAACTCTAGTTGCTCTTCGTTAAGATCGCTCCAGTTCACACCGTACTCGATGCTAGCTATAGTGTTTAACGCTTTGATACCGATAGCTCGCCTGCCGGAGTTGTTAATCTGCTGCTTGATGCTTGTGTATAGCACTTGATCTGTCACTGGAAATACTTTATGTACACCATGAAGAACAGTTGCATAGTTTTTATTTAGCTCGTTACCGATAGTTTCGAAAGTATCGTTAGTATATTCTCGACACAGCTTATAAAATAAAGCTCGAGCATCTGAGTGATAACGTTTTCTACCTTCAATACTTAAATTGAAGCCAACATTGTCTTCTACTATATCTCTTATTTGCTTTATGTTAATCATTTGCTTGTATTTTAGCTACTAATGTTTGTAAGAACCAGTCACAGCTTGAGCTGCCGCCAACACTCCATGTTGTTAGTGATTTTTTAGTATATTTCTTATCATAAGTTTTCCAGTCATACACTCTGAATACTTTATCGGTGTATAGTACAACCCACTGATACTGTACTTTGCCGTCGCCTGAATTGCTTGGCTTGAAAGTTGGTTTGCCTAATGCTTTTTTTATCTGCTGGTAGGTAAAACCATTTAATTCACCTACCTTGTAACCGTTAAGGTTTACGTTATCTAACTCGTCTATGTTTAGTTTTCTCATATTATTCCGCTATCCAAGTTAAACCTTTGTAATTGAACCATTCTGTTATACCATCTTTGTCTTCGTTCTCGTCGTAGATAAAGCCAAAAGACTTAGGAATTTCACTGATACTATAGCCTCTGTATACTGTGTCTTGATATATTAACTTTGTCTTACTTTTAAATTTTAATGCTTGCATGTTATATATTTTTAATTACATTTATATTATCTTGCTCGTGATGTATTATTTTTGTGATAGTAACGCTCTTGCTTTGTTCGCTATGTCCCAACACTCATAGTATCTTCTTCTGTTTTCCCTCTCGTCTAACACATCTCGGATACCATCATCTTTAAATTGTTCCATTAACGCTTCCATACCTAGTATCACTAAGCTTAATTCATTCTTGTCTAGTTTCATATTATACATTATTAGTTTTATACTCTTTTAACCACCTTGAAATACCTTTTTGTTGCTCGGTCATTTCAGGTTCTACTACATTCACTCGTGTTACTTGTACATACTTTGTACCATCTGCTTTGGTTTTCACCTCTGATTTATACTCTGTACTCATATTACTTGATTAATCCGCCTACAGTACTGAATGACTCTGGGTTTTGTAGTAGTTTGGTTACTATTAAACCGACACCGCTTACCGTTAAGACTGTTAGTGATACCATAACTGCTTTGATAGCTACGCTTGTAATTGTTATTAAAGTTTTGTGGAAAAATTCTCTATTCATAGTTTATTTATATTTTTGTATAAGTTTATTAATTTCGCTTAGGTTTGAGAAGTGATAGTGATATATTACTTCTTTAGTTATTGAGTTTAAGATACTAAAGTCATACATTTTAAGTGTTGAGCAATAGTAGATTTTAAAGAATACTTTGTTTGACATGGTGTATTTATTTTTAGTTACATATATATTATCCGTGAGCGGACGTAATTTGTTTGTAAAGGTCATTTACTAAATCTTCTTCATTGTCACCGTCTTCTAGTACACAGTCAGTTTCTACGAACGCTTGTATTCTATCATAAAGATCTTCACCTGATACGTAAGAACTTGTGAATTGAAAGTAGTTTATGGTTTCTTCATTCCATAAATAAGTTTTATTTCTTGTATTACTCATAGTATTTTATTTATTCTTCATCATCAAATTCTGCCCACTCTTGGCAATCTCCACATAGTTCGTCGCTTAAAAAGCTTGGCTCGGCGCCACAACAGTTACTCATCATAGTTTTCTGGTTTTAGTAGAAAGAAAATATCATCGGAGACAGTTTGAAAGTACTTATCAAAGCAATCTAGTTCTTCATTGAAGTTATATTCTTTTTTAAGCATACATGTTTATAATACGATTACTTTTATAAACATATATATTTATATTAGTTTCATTTATATTATCTACGAGTAGACGTATTTCATTTGTAGACAGTGTTTTCACTGACTCTAACACACCGTAACTTGTTTATATACATAGATATAAGAATACTATATTTTACTCAGTTAGAGGTGTTGTTTTATTTGTGTGAAAAAAAAGGAGTAGAGTAGTAACACCACTCCTCTTAGTGTCTCAAGAGTTAAATTATTACTTTATCTCTCAATATTACTGGTATTGAAGAAGAAGAAGTGTATGATTTATACTTTTTAAAACATTCCATTACTTCTAATTTTTCTTTCATTATCTCAAAGGCGAGGTCATGGTTGTAGGTGGCAGTTTTACCATTTTTGAATGTTACTTCAATTACTTGGTTTTTACCAATTAGTGACTTTCTAATTACAAATCTTTTACTTTTTAAATTTTCCATTGTTTAAGTTATTTAAGTTATTATTATTATTTTTTGGTTACATATATATTATCTATAAGTGGACGTATTATTTTTGTAAATTTGTCAAGCAGAGCGAGGTGCTATACACAAGAGTGTCTATTAAATATTATCTTAAGCGAAGCGTAATTTCTTTGTAAAAAGCGAAGTGCTATACACTATGCTATACACAGCGAGTTGCTGCGTTATGTAAAGTGTGACATTAGGGTCTTAATGATTAGATAGTAAGGGGCAATTGTCACAGTTTTATTTGTATTGCTCTAACCATCTCATGATACCCTTTTGTTCGTCAGTGAAGGGTGTTTCTTCTTTGTTTATTCGTGTTATTTGCACACATTTAGTACCATCAGGTCGGGTGATAATTTCTTTTTTATACATAATGTTATACTGGAATGTATGGAGTGGATGTCTTCAATCCCCAGATTATTAGTGTCCAAAATATTGCAGTTATCACAACTACCATTATAAAAAACTTTGTTTCTTCTGATATTTTCATATTATATTTGTTTTAGTAATTCAGTTAATCTTTCAGTATTAGTGTAGTTTAGTTTATCATCAAACCAATCTTGATTTACTATGTTATTGTTTAAGAAGTAATCGAATATGTTGTTTTCGTTTGTTACATTATCTTCACTTCCCCAGTATTCTGGATTTGTATTTAGTTTGTTAATTTCGTTTGTGATTACATTTTTAGTTACTTGCATAGTTTATTTGTTTAGTTACATTTATATTATCTTTGTGCATTCGTATTACTTTTGTAAAATACTGAGAGACTAGACTATTTCTTTGTCTCTCAAGATTACTGGAATACTTGTTGATGAAGTATAAGACTTATATTTGATGAAACAATTCATAGTTTCTAATTTGTCTTTCATGATACTATATACTTTATCATGATTGTATGTTACTTGTTTTCCAGATTTGAATGTTACTTCAATGATTTGATTCTTTCCGATTAATGATTTTCTTACTACGAATCTTTTACTTTTTAATGTTGACATAATTTAGTTATTTAGTTATTATTATTATTTAGTTACAGTTATATTATCTAATGATACTCGTATTTTCTTTGTAAAATTATATAGTTTTATAAGTTATATAATTTTGGTCAAGAAGTTTATATATTTTTTCTGGGTCAAAGGTTGAAAGGATAGTTAATTTATTATTTATAAATTGAATTCTATAATGGTTATTGGTTAAGATATTGGTAGTTAATTTAATTTGGTATTTATTAATTTTTAAAATCATAATTTATTTATTTATTTAATTATTATTATTATTATTATTTATTATTATTATTATTTGGTTACAGATATATTATCCAACAACAAGCGTATTATTTTTGTAAACTTGTCGGTGCGATCAGCAAGATGCTATACATTTTTCTAAAGAAAAAAGATAGAAGGTTGTAGAAAAAGTCTAAGTAGTAGGGGGTATTGTCACAAAAAGTCGTTATATATACACAAAAACGCAAAAAAACAAGGGGGGCCCGGCAATTTGAAACGAATTTGGTAAACAGTTGGTAGTCAGCGAGATAGGGGGTAACACTTTTCCCCACAATTTCTAACAATTTTTTTAAAAACAGGGACATTAGCCTTATAGAGTATAGAGTAAGGGGCTATTGTCACACTGACCACATATACGTCAAGTGTAAAATAAGGCCATTTCGTGTAAGTATATAGACTATGTAATTTAAAGAACATGGGAAAACAAAAACTAAGCGCTAAAGCAGCGAGAGATAAGGCGATTAGAGACTTAGCGGCGGCTAACACAAAAGACAGGAAAGAGAAAAGGGCAGAAAGCCAAATGGAGAGGCGAGCAGCAGAGAAGAAGCATGGAGCGAACTGGTTAATTGGTAAAGATTACGATCACAATACTGGTAGATTCACATCGGCAAAGCACAATAGAGGCGGAACACAAGCGAAAGGAAAGAAAGACGGTACTAAAGCAGAAAAAAAACAATCTAAAAAATAAAACATGGCAAATATTTCAAGTTACCCAAGCAAAGCACCTAAGCTAAGTGATATAATGATCTTCTCAGAGACGTATGACGCCGATGCAGCAAGTCCAGTGGTTGGTAACCCAACTAAAAGCACTTCAGTATCAGGTATTGGAGCAGCTATCTCCCCTACTATCGCAACAGGTACTATTAACACTATAGCGATGTTCACAACAGCTAATAAAACTGGTGATTCACCTATTGTATATGATGGTTCTAGCTCCACGGCTATAACAGGTGATTTAAACGCTTCGAACGATTTAACAGCCGGTAGAGATCTTACTGTTACAAGAACTGCTAATATTTCTGATTTAAATACCACTGGATCAGCTGTTATTGGAGGTAACATTACTGGAAACAGCAATATTACAGCACTTAACAACGTTTCTGTTGGTAATGACTTAAGCGTTATTGGTAAAACACTAATAGCAGTGGATGAATACAATGACAATGCTGATGCATTAGCCGGAGGTGAAGTAATAGGTACAATTTACAGGAATGGCGACTTACTTAAAATAGTACATTAATAGAACATGGCAATAATAAACTCTTATCCAAAGGACAAAAACATTCAAGACAAAGACGCTTGGATAGGAACTGACTCATATAACAGACAAACTAGACAATATACAGCTGAAGCTGTCGCTAAGTACCTAAACGTAAAAGGAAAGGTGTCTATAGCTGGTCAAGTTAATTACAAGTTTGTTCAGTTACCAAAAACAGGTGCAGGAACAATAGCATTAACAGCTGGAGGAGGGGATGGTACACCCTTTTCTAATTTAACTGAGTTTAAAATCTCAAAAGTAGACTTATCTGGTCAAACAGTAGTTGCTTATTTAGATTTTCTTGTAGATCAAGAGATTCTAATCATGAGCCAAACAGATAAAGAAGCTTTTGGGCATTATAAAATCACTTCTTACGTAGTGGACTCTGCAAATAGTAATTTTTACACGCTTCAACTAGCTTTTTTAGCTGGTAACGGTAGTATTACGATAGATGATTATTACGACATCGTTAATTTTACTTTTGGTAAAGATGCGGACAAAACGTTTGAATTTACACAACCTACTCCATCAGTAGAGTGGACAATACAGCATGATATGGGTAAATTTCCATCGGTATCTGTGGTTAACAATAATAATATACTAATGTACGGTAACACTACATACGTAGACACAAACAACTTAATAATAAACTTTACAGCTGGCTTCTCGGGCAAAGCGTACCTAAACTAAATTAAAAAAAATGGCAATTAATTATTTAAACAATGTTGATTTTAACAGAAACGAACTGCAAGATGCGCAGCTGATAAGATCACAAGTAGAAAACCAACCAAACGACGCCGCTGTAGGTGGAACACCTGTAGAAGGTCAGTTATATTTTAACACATCGAGTGATGTACTAAAAGTGTACGCTAACGGAGCTTGGGTAGAAGTAGGTGGTGGAGTAGAAACAATTACTACAACAGATGGTACTTACATCGACTTAACACCTAACTCCGCAACATCGGGAGCGGTAACTGTAACAGCGGATCTTTCTGCTGCTGATGGTACAGCGACTGCAGCCTCTAGGTTCTTAACAAAAGATAATACCTGGGCAACGGTTCCTCAAGGTGATATAACTGGTCTTACAGGAGGTACTTATATTAACATCGATAACCCAGGAGGTCCGATACCTACTATTAATCACGACGCTACAACAAGAACGGATGGAACAACAGCAGAGACATTAACCTATGGTGGTACTTTTACTGCTTACACAGATGTAACTACAAATGCTACTGGTCACGTCACTGACTCAGAAGAGACTACTTTCACGATGCCAGCGGCAATAACGTACGATCTAACAACAGCTCCAACTGGAACTGCTATAAGATTGACAGATGGATCGAATGTAGATGATGTAACGATATCAGGTACGGGTTCAGAAGTAGATGTAACAAGGATTAGCGCGACTGAATTAAGAATCGGTCTTCCAGCTGACGTTGTAATAACAGACACTTTAGAAGTTGGAGACAACCTACTAGTTACCGGAGACGCTCAGTTCGACGGTACTGCTTTTGACATTGCTTCAGGGGCAGCTATTGATTTTGGTAACAACAGGATTACTGAAGTTGCAGATCCAACAGCCGCGCAAGACGCAGCTACAAAGGCTTATGTTGATAGTTCAAACGCTGGGCAACTAGTGTACCAAGGTGGTTATAATGCAAATACGAATGTACCTAACTTAGACAACACGCCTACGATTACGATTAACAAAGGATTCACATGGACTGTTACTGCTGATGGATTATTCTTCACGGAGCAAGTTAGAGTTGGTGACTTAATCGTCGCTAATGTAAACTCTCCTACAGCGCTAGCTGATTGGACGACAGTTCAAAACAATGTGGATCTAGCTGATCTAACAACTGTAGGTATTGGTAATGTAAACGCTGGTACTGGTATATCGGTTGCATACTCTTCAGGAACTGCCACTGTAACAAATACAGATACAAATACTTCTAACACCGACACGGGTACTATCGCGATTGGTAGTCTAACAGGGACAGTTAATCATAACTTTGGTACTAAAAACACTATAGTTCAAACAATAGACAGCTCAGGTGATACAGTTTACTGTGATGTATCTAGAGCAAACAACTCCGTTACAGCAACAATTTCAACAGCTCAAACAGGAGCAATAACTATACTAGTTCAGAAGATAGGATAGTAATAAATAAAAAGATTACTATATGGCAATTAAATTTTTAAACAACTCGAGCGTAACAGGTCAGCTAACAGTCACTAATGGAATAGAGATGACTAGTGGTAATTTCAATGCTGGAGACAACGAGAGGATTAGGCTCGGTAACTCTGCTGATCTTCAAATATACCATGACGGAAGTAATAGTTTTATACAAGACGCAGGGACTGGAAGCTTAAAAACTGTAACAAGTGGTTTTCAATTGTTGAATTCTACTCAAACTCAGTTTATGATGCTTGCTGACGGAGGTGCTACAAGTTGGATTAAGTTATACTACTCAGGAAGTGAAAGACTCGCAACCACAAGCACAGGTATCTACGTGACAGGTGAAGGTTACTCAACAGCAGGTTGGGGAGTTGGTACGGGAGAAACACCTGTTGGTAAAATATTTAATAACTCAGGAGTATTTAATGTTAGAGCAGAAACAGCAAGGGAAATTGCTTTTGGAAACGTAACTAATGGAGAAGCTGTTAGGATTGATACAGTAGGTAACGTAGGTATTGGGACGACAAGTCCAACATCTAAATTAACAATTAGTTCTGGTGTAGGTGGTGACGGTAGCTGGAACGATTCAGGTATACTGGTTGAAAATACTTCAACTACGACTGGAGAACCTACTTTAGCTTTCAGAAACGCAGGCACAGCTGGGACTGGCTCAAGTTATTGGTTTACAGGTTTAAATCAATCAAATTTATATAAAATAGCTTTCGGAACATCTTTTACAGACGGCAACACTAAGCTTGAGCTTTCTACCACTGGAGGTTTAAGATTAAATTCTTATACGCAAGGTTTTTTACAAACTGATGCTAATGGAAATGTAAGCACGTCAGGCGGCGGTGTATTACCTGGTGGTCCTTACTTACCGCTTACAGCTGGGTCGGGATCTCCTTTAACAGGTGATTTATACATAACTAAAAACTCTCCCTTACTAACAATAACCGATACGTTAGCAAGTGATTTAAAACTTGAAATAAAGCAGTCTGGTTCGACTGCTAATTTTATGTCAAGAGGTGGTACTTCCAGCAAGGGTCAATTCAATTTTAGAATAACAGACGGATCAACAATTACTAGTGCTTTATTTATAAATCAACAAGCTAACGTCGGAATCGGGACGACTAGTCCTGGAACTGATCTAGAAATTGGAGATGGTACAGGTTCACCTGGTTTAACTTTAAACAAAGCAACTACAGGTACAGCTTCTTTATTTTTTGATAACGCAGGAAATAACAAAAACTGGATAAAGGCTGACGCAACGGAGAGTTTAATATTTGGAACTAATAATAGTACAAATGTAACTATAAAAGAAGGCGGTAACGTAGGTATCGGGACGACTAGTCCTCAATCAAAGTTAGATGTAAAATTAGTTAATAATTCAACCGCTAATATTGGAGGCACTATATCTGTTGGGGCTTTTGCTGGTTTGTCTTTTGGATATTCCGAAGTAGGTAATTCTAATTATAGGCATTCAGCAATTGTATTTGAAAGAGATGATGCTGCTTTTGGTGACGCAAGAGGTAAGGTACATATATTAAACAGCCCCTCTGGAAGTACGAGTGCTGACTTAGGAGATGCTAGATTAACAATACTACCTACCGGTAAAGTCGGTATCGGGACGACTAACCCTTATTCTGCTCTACAAGTTGGTGACCCTGAACAAACTACAGCTGCAGAGTTAACAATAGCTAGTAGATACGGGTCTTCAGCGCCTATACTTAACTTTAGATCTGGTCACGCTTCAAATAATAATGTTTGGAATATGGCTCGTATTGTAGCTACTGATGATGGTAACTATAATGGTAGGTTAGAGTTTAGAACGTCTAATAGTGGTCAAGCTGATCCAACTGTTAAAATGGTCATCAAAGCTACAGGTAACGTCGGGATCGGAACAACAGCTCCGTCGCAAAAACTTCACGTAGCTGGTAACATGAGGTTACAGAATCAATTATATGATTCAACTAACTCGATTGGTAGCAATGGTCAGGTGCTTACAAAGACATCGGCAGGTACTATATGGGCAGACAATAGAGGTCTAACACCAACAACACCTGGTGGAATAGTAGCCACGATTGTAGGGGAGACAATAGAGATAGCTTTTAACCAGTCAACAACGTCTAACATAGATTATTATCAAGTATGGTCCTCTGATGACGGAGGTGATTACGGTATTATAGGTCAGATTGCACCATCGGACTTTTCTTCGACTATGACAGTCGTGGATACTACTTTCGTTACAGGAGGAACAATGTCTTATAGAGTTTACGCCGTTAAATCAGGAGTTTACTCTCCAGCAGGAACAGTTAGCAAAGCTTATACTGTAAGCGCGTTATCCGTGACGAATATGACTGTTGTAAACCTCAACACAGCTTACTACATACAATACGAAAAACCTCTTTCAAGATTCATAGACCACGTAGAAATATACATGGATTCTCAAACAACCTCAGCAGCTTTAAGCAGGTCAAATGCTAGTATAGTTTATAGTGGTCAAAACGCATCGTACATGAGAAATGTTGGTACTAGTAATAATTTTCACCAGTTTTGGGTAGAAATAGTAACATCTTAGATATGGAAGAAACTAGAGAGTATTGGTTAAATTGTTTAGCCGAGTATGAAGAAGCGTTGGAACAGGAGTTCTTAATGAAAGAAGGAAAAGGATTTAACGATAACATGATACAATTACTTAAATTTGAAATAAACGAATGTATAAAACATCTAGCCTAGAAAGATCACATATAAATTCCATAGTTGGAGCTATAACAAACGACTATCAAGGTCAAGTGGCTATAGTACCTGTAACTAAAAGAGGTATGAGCAATACTACTGTAAGTAGTGGTTCTGGTGAATATGACGGTGGAGATAGAGTTATCGGTTGGAATAATGGCTATGAGATAGACGGGGATTTACTTTTTACTGTAGGTTGGGGTGATGGATTTGCTGTTCGTAGAATAAACAACGATGGAACAATGACGAGGTTGTTTTTTGATAGCAATTTCTTATGGAGAGACACTACCTCTACTTATAACCACTTACAGTCTGTAGCTATAGATAAAACAAATAAAATAGGTGTTGTAATGACTTACAATGTCGAAGGCTACACTACTTTTGACTATAGTGGTTGTATTAACGGAGGGACAACGTTCGTTAAAGACCCTAGACCTACTCACAGTAATCCAGACTTTTTCATAGGTTCACAAGACACAGGTGGTGGTTATGTAAATAGAGTGGGTGGTGGATACTATAGCGGTTTAGCTGCTGCAGGTGAATGGATTTACGCTTCTGACCACGATGCTCATCACTATAAAAAAGTAATGAGAAAAAACATAAACACAGGAGTTGAAGAAAGATTGTCGACTACGGACACTAATGTTATGTATCCTGGATCTGCTCCTGAAGATAGAAATGGCTATAGAGGTAAATGCGCATACGACGAAGTTAACGATAGGATTATGTATGGTAAGTTCTATAATGCAAACTTTGTATTGGTGTTAGACGCGTCTACAGCTAATCCTAGAACGGTTTGGTGTGATATGGCTGACGCTGGTCAAGGAGATGACGGATATGAGCATGGGTTTTTTGTTCCAGATCCTGTTAACGAACCTAACGTTATCTGGGTTGGATGTAATACTAGGTTTTCTAAAATGGATGTTACACCTTGCTTTTCTGGCAACACAGCTACTATTTTAGAAGTGGTATTCGTTGGAAGTCAAAACCCTGGTAACAACTATGCTGTAGAATCTAGAGCAGGTACAAAATACCAATCTGCTGAAAGCGGTCAACCAACAGACAAAATGCCAGGGCATCCTAACTTTATGCCTACATCATCGGATAGAGGTAAAGCTATGATTCCAGGTTGGATAGATGAAGAAAACAATAGAGTAGTAGCGTTATTAAGACACGATAACACAACTGAAGATACAACTTCCTTAGGTAGAGGTAGGTCGTATAGAAGTGATTATGGTAACAACCTAGTTAGAATGTACTCAGCAAATGGGACACCTTGGTGGGTCCAAACAGGATATGGTTATGATGGTCATGGTTTTAGAATATGGAGTGACACATACAAAAATGAACTAATTGAAAACTGGAGTGTAGAATATGGTACTTACGCTTTGGCTAACGAAGCTAACATAAACTTTGTTTTTTGGAATCGAATAGATTACTTTATTCCATCGGGTTGTACCTTAAGCTTTTTTGTATCAAACAACAATGGTAGTACATGGGAGTCTTATAATGGCACAGAAACAACGGAACACAACTTTACATCAACAGGTAGTCAATTACTGTGTAAGGTGCAAGGAGATGGTACAGTTGCTAAAAACGCTTACAAAATGAGTGATAGTAAAGACAGTATAATATTAGGTACAAAGTACGCTTCAGAAATGGATCCTAGTATTAAGAGCAAGATGACAAAATTTAAACTAAAAGGTAAAAAAATATAATATGGCTACGGTAGCAGGATCAAAAAGATTATTAGATATATCTGGAAATAATATATCCACAGCTGTAAGCTTAGCAGCTTCAGGAACGTTACTTGACGTTAACGGCACCGCTGGAACTTCAGGCCAAGTGCTTAGCTCTACAGGCTCAGGTGTAGATTGGATTACTAACAATAGTGCTAACTACTACCTTGACGGTATAACTAAGTCAGGCAATACACTTACTTTTAGCGTGCTGGGAGCAGCTAACCAATCATATGCTTTTGGATCAAATGCTTTTACAAGTACTGCTATTCCAACCGTAAACAACGCTACAGTAACAATTAATACAGCTACTGGTTTAGACGGTGCAACAACTTTTACTTTAAATCAATCAGCTGATAAAACTATAAGTTTATCTCTAGATTTAAGTGAGTTTGCGGAATCTGGAACATTAATAGCTACAGATCAATTGATAACACTAGATGGAAACGCAGAACGTAAAAGCACAATATCTTCCATACCATTAAGTATATTCAACAATAACAGCGGCTGGACTTCTAACACAGGAACTACAACACCATCTAATACGCAGACATTTACAAATAAATCTGGTAACATTTCTCAATGGACTAATGACTCTGGGTATGTAACATCTTCAGGTGGTTCAATGTCTACTTGGATTTTAAAAGAAGGTAATGGTACTGAAACAAGCACAGTGTCCAATGGAGAAACAGTAACTATTGCACAAGGTACTGGTATACAATCTGAACTTACTTCTACTTCAAGTGGCGGTACGTTGACTATAACAAACACAGCGCCTAACATTGTTCAGACTACAGTTTCAGGTAACGCAGGATCTGCTACCAAATTATTAACCGCAAGAACAATAGCGGGAGTATCTTTTGATGGTACTGCTAACATTTCTCTAAACAACAACGCTATTACTAATGGTGCTGGTTATACAGCTAATACAGGTGATATTACACAAGTTACAGCAGGTAATGGTCTTACAGGCGGAGGTACATCGGGTGCGGTTACCCTTAATGTTGTTGGCGGCACTGGTATAACTGCCAACGCCGATAACATAGCTATAGACGCAACGGTGGCAACCTTAGCTGGAACACAAACATTTACCGGAACAAAAACAATAAATACTCTAAAAATAGGTACAGCTAATAAAATTCAATTCGCCAATAACGATTTTATTAGATATGACGACGCTAGTGGCGTTGGTAGATTTCACTTTGATTCTGATGGAGGAACAAATAACTCATCAGTACAAGCTGCAACTTTTGTAGGGGCTTTAAGCGGTAATGCTGCAACAGCTTCAACTTTACAAACTTCAAGAACAATTGCAGGTGTTTCTTTTAATGGATCAGCAAACATATCTTTAAATAATAACGCTATTACTAATGGAGCAGGCTACACCTCAAATACAGGTACAGTAACAGGCGTAACGGCCAGCGCGCCTATAACATCTTCTGGAGGAACAGCTCCTAACATTAGTGCAATAGTACCTTCGTCTGGAAGCTGGTGGAACACCGGGGTTGTTTACGTACAGACTGACGGCGTGATGGAAGCTGGTAAATACTTTGACATGCATGCATCCAATACTGCAACTTCAGATTTTGACGTTAGACTAACAGCTTCAACAGGTAGTTTAAATGTTTCCGGAGACCTAGTTATAGGTGGTGGTGATATTACTCTTTCAGGTACTGGTAGAATCCAAGGTGTAGACACAGTAAGTGCTGGAACTGATGCAGCGAATAAGACATACGTTGATAATGCTGTATCAGGTGTAAGTAGTGGTGTAACATCTGTAGCGACTACTAACGGTATTACAGGTGGTACAATAACCTCAACAGGAACACTTCAAGTAGACTCTACGGTAGTAAGGACATCAGGTGATCAAACTATAGGTGGTATTAAAACATTTTCTACTTATATAGGAATGGAAGCAGATCATTATGTAAACTATCGTTTTGAAATGATTGAAAATGCATCTCCTCAATACATATTGCTATGTAGAAATACATCAAGCAATGATATTAATGGTGTTATCCGCATGGACAGAACATCAGGAAATTGGCAATCAGCTTCTGTAGAAGTTATAGTATCAGCGGGAAGTGGAGCAATGTATGGAGGTACTTTGCGTACTCTTCAAGTTACACAAAGTTCAGAAGATTACAGACTAATTTCTTGTACATACAATAGCATTAGTTATATTGCTATCAAATATGCAGGTAATACTTATCCAGAAACATCAGGTGCTTATTTTACAGGTCGTGCAAAAATAAGTGCAGGAACACTATTTGAAGTTGTTTCATCAGGAGTTTCAAATGAAGCTTCTTTTGGAGGCACTACCGAGTCTTATAATGAAGTAGACAGTTTTGTAGTAAGTGGCGATGCTACTATCTCAGGCGGTGATATTACACTAGGAGGCACAGGAAGAATACAAGGTGTTGATACAGTAAGTGATAATACAGACGCGGCTAATAAACTATATGTTGATAATGCTGTTTCTGGAGTGCCTCAAGGTACTGTAACAAGCGTTGGTGGAACAGGTACACAAAATGGATTAACTCTTACAGGTACAGTTACAAGTTCAGGTGACTTAACACTTGGAGGTAACCTAGCTATTAACAACTCAGATTGGTCAGGTACTGATTTATCAGTTGCTAATGGTGGAACAGGGTCTAGCTCGGCTTCAGGAGCAAGAACTAATTTAGGTATTGTCAATGATACAGGTATACCAGCTATATTATCAGATGGAACAGCACCTAGTTTAAACACGGGTATAAGCGCCACTGAAGTAAGGTCGCTTATCGGAGCAGGTACTTCAAGCACGGTAGGTACTGTAACTGAAGTTACATCTACTATTGACGGAGACGCGTTGGGAGTTGCGGTTACAGCTGGAACTACAACACCTGCAGTAAACTTTGATTGGCAAGGTAGTTCAAGTGAATATGTTAATGGTGAAGGAACTTTAACATCTTTCCCAAGTATACCTCAAGGTGATATTACCGCTGTTGTCGCAGGAACGGGTATGACAGGCGGAGGTACTTCAGGCTCTGTTACACTAGACTGCGATATAACAAACAACAATCAGTTAACAAACGGCGCTGGTTATACTACTTTTACAGCTAATCAAGCTTTAGATACTACTTCTAACCCATCTTTTAATGATCTTTATATAGCTGATCAAATATTACACACAGGAGATACTAATACCTATATGCAGTTTCACGCTAATGATCAATGGAGAGTTGTAACTGCTGGTGCAGAAAGATTAGAAGTTAACAACACTCAAGTTACAGTAGCTAATAACTTACAAGTAGGTGGGTCTATATACGCTTCTCAGTATATTTACCACACAGGAGACACTAATACATATATGAGGTTTCCTTCTAATGACACTATTAGTTGGAATACGGCTGGAACAGAGAGAATGCGTATAAATTCCTCTGGTAACGTCGGGATTGGAACTACTAACCCAGGTTCATACAAGTTAAAAGTTGCTGGTGTTTCAGACACTCAGGGGCTTGTTGTAGGGTATCAAGATTTGCTTCTGTATGATAACAATACTTATTCTCCTGAGTTCAAGATGACTAACAATACACATTCTTTAGGTGTTGATTACCAAAATAATGAGACGTTAAGGTTCATTACAAGGTCAGGTGTAACTACAGTTCCTATTACTTTTCAAATGAGAGCAGGTACTATAACAGCTGTTAACTTCATACTGTCTTCAGATGAAAGAAAAAAGACAAAAATAGAAAACCTCAAAAGTAGCACAGTAGACGTACAATGGAAGTCTTTCGAAATGAAAGATAACGAAGGTGAATATAGAACAGGTGTAATAGCTCAAGAACTTGAAGAAAACCATCCTGAGTTTGTTAATACTGATGAAGAAGGGTATAAGTCTGTCAAGTATATTGATTTATTAATTGCTAAAATAGCCGAGTTAGAAGCTAGGTTAGAAAAACTAGAGAAATAATGGCAGTACAAAATACAAGTACATTTACGCTACAGGATGTAGTAAACGAAATAAACCCATCGTCAAATACTTTACAAGCCTGTTTCGCTGCAGCTAGCTCAAAAGGATTTGTACTGTCCTACGCTGGATCTTCTGATAGGTTATCAAATTTTAGAGGTTATTCACATGGGACAGGAGGTTCTTATTAATAAAAAATAACAAATGAATATACCAAAAAAAATACACCAAGTATGGATTGGACCAAGGGTTCTTCCTGAAAAGTATGTAGAAATGACTGCCGCTATGCAAGCCATGCATCCCGAGTGGGAATATAAGATGTGGACACACGATGAGATATTTAATGACAGGTATGCTGATGATATATATTTGCAAGCGTATATACAAGACCCAGATACTTTTAAGTGGGCTTTTATAACAGATAGAATAAAGCTTTTACTATTAAGAGACTTTGGAGGTGTTTACGTGGATGTAGACGCAAAGTATGTGAAGTCATTTGACTTGGTTATGGACAAACTAGAAGAAAAGCATACTTTTTTTGCAGGTATGAAAACATACGATGTTCAGTCTTCATTGATAGAGTGCGCTGTGTATGGTGCAGCTCCAAACAGCAGGTTAATAAACTTGTGTCTAGACTTCTATTCAGATACACGATGGGCTCATGGGTGTATGGATTTTAGTAACGTTATAGTACATAACCTAGAGGATGATGCTCTACTGTTAAATAGTAAATATTTCTACAGCTTTGAAGAGTTTGATCAAACTATCGTGTTGCACGAACCAGAAGACATAAGACTTTATTCTCACTCAGACGAAAACAATGCTAAAGAAGAATACTAATAAATAAATAAACAAATATGATTACTTACAATTGGGATTGCAAAACAGTGGATGCTTATCCACAAGATGGAGAATATACAGATTTAGTGTACAATGTGCATTGGATTGTTACTGGTGTATCAGATCAATTGAACCCAGAAGGCGTTGCTTACTCGGCAACTAGCATTGGAACACAAACACTAGACACTAGTGAAGTTACAGATTTTATCCCGTTTGAGGATTTAACAAACGAACAAGTTGTTACTTGGACAAAAGGAGCGATAGGTGAAGAGCAAGTTGCTTCTATTGAGGCTGGCATTCAATCTCAGATCGATGCTTTGATTACACCTACAACTGTTACTTTGACTATTGGAGAGCCAGTGCCACCTACAGAAGAAGAAACTGAAGAGTAATTATCAGGCAAAACCTGTAATGATACTATCAACGAAGCTTTAAAAAGCGGGAATCAAATCTAATTAATTTTAATATATGTCAGACAAGATAGTAAAGAACCTTAATTTTGGTGAAGAAGCCAGAAATAATGTATTTAAAGGAATAGAAAAGCTTACATATGCTGTTAGCTCTACTTTAGGAGCTAGTGGTAAATGTGTGATGCTAGAAGATGGGTCAGGAAGACCAGTAATTACAAAAGATGGTGTAACAGTTGCAGATTCTATTGTATTACTAGATCCAGTTGAAAACATGGGAGCCACCCTATTAAAAGAAGCGGCTAGGAAAACTGTTAGAGAAGCCGGTGACGGAACTACAACAGCTACAGTATTAGCACATGCAATTTTAAAAGAAGCTTATAAGGTTTCAAACAAAACAAACTCCAGAGAGTTAAAAGATGGTATTGTATCAGCTACAGAAAAAGTAGTTAAATACTTGCAAAAGAATTCTACTAGTGTCAAGGGTGACATGATTGATCAGATAGCTACTATATCTACTAATAACGACCAAGAGTTAGGTAAGTTAATAGCAGACGCTTTTAGAGCTGTAGATAATACAGGTATAGTTATGATGGAGACATCATCATCTGGAAAAACAGAAGTAGAAGTTGTTGATGGTATACAATATGACAAGGGACTTAAAAACTCTCATTTCATTACTAACCAACAAAATAAATCAGCTGAACTAGACAATCCTTTAGTTTTGCTAATTGAATCTCCTGTTGAGTCGATAAGACAAATACAATCAGTGTTAGAGTATGTAATAAAAAACAACAAACCTCTGCTCATCATAGGTGATTTAGAGCAAGGTGTTTTATCAGCTCTAGCAATGAATAAAAACAAAGGAAACATTAAGGTCAATGTTATTGACGCGCCTACCTTTGGAATTAGCAAAAAAGAGGTGTTAGATGATCTAGCTTTATTAACTGGAGCTACCATCATTAACGAAGACTTAGGTGATGATATGGATTTGATCCAGATCGAGCACTTAGGAACATGCTTAAGAAGTATTACTACACATAGTGAAACTGTTTTGAAAGTTGGAGAACCAACTGAAGATGTTTTAAGTATTATAAAAGACTTAAAAGAAGAATTGCTTGTAGAAAAGCAGTCTTATAAGATTATTAAGTTAGAAACAAGATTAGCTAGATTATCAGCTAAAATAGCTATTGTTAAAGTTGGTGCTAACTCTGAGATAGAGTTGCAAGAAAAGAACGATAGAGTAGAAGATGCGATTTGTGCTACTAAAGCAGCTATTAAAGAAGGTATTGTCCCAGGTGGTGGTATTGCTTTATTAAATGCTTCAATGTATATCAAGCCGATGAACCAAGGAGAAGAAGTGCTGCTAGAGGCAATTAGAGCGCCTTTTAAGACAATATTAGATAACGCAGGTATAACAGACATAAAAATTCCCAAGAGCAAAGGTAAAGGCCTTAATGTGATTACAGGAAAAACTGTTACAATGGTAAAGTCTGGTATTATCGATCCTTTATTAGTTACAAAGTGTGCATTGCAAAATGCTTCATCAGTTGCTACTACAATATTATCAACCGATTGTGTAATCAATAATTTAAGAGTTGGAGATGAGAGCAATAGGTAATAACATAATAATAGAAAAGCTAAAAGAAGGTACCACCTCTACAAAGGGTGGTCTTTTCTTAGCTGATTCACATAGAGAAGATATTAGATACGTTGAAGGAAAGGTTATCTCAGTTGGAGATGCTGTGTCTGGAATCGAAGAGAATGATGTTATATATTTTGATAGACATGCTGGTCACAAGATAGAACTTAAAAAAGAAACTTTTCACTTAATCAAAATGGGTGACGTAGTTGTAGTTTTATGAGGTTAACACCTGGTGATCTTAAAGATCTAAATTTATTTAAACATTACAGAATAGTAAGAAAGTGGGCTTGTAGAAATAACAATTTAAATGATGCTGATTTAGAGCTTTTAATATATCTAGACTGCATAGAGTTGTTTTCTAAAAAAGATTTTGTAGCAGGTTCATACTCTTACAGTTGGAACAACCGAAGATGGAATAAGCTTATACAAGATGGTTGGATTACTGTGTGGAGACCAAGAAACAGGACTACACAAAAATACAACATATATAAAGTATCTTTTAAATGCAAGCAACTTATAGTTAGAATGTATAAGATAATGCTAGGCGAAGAAGATATACCTATAAGCACTAGAAGAAACAAAATAATGAAAGGTCAAACGTATACAGACAAAGTGTTGATGACCTCTATAGACAATGTTAATAAAGATAAAAATAGATAATTATGAATAACCAAGTAGATCCTATGACAGGTCAACCAGTTCAGTACGGTGTAACACCACCTGCTCCAGCTAGTTTAGTAAGTCCTTTTTCTCCACAAGCTCAACAAGTCGGTAACGGCGTAATGGGTAGCGTAGATCAAAGACAAGCATCCTTAGGAAACAATACTCCATTATTTAAGAAAAGCTGCGGCTACTAAAAAAAAGATATGAAAGGAAAAAACGGAATTGTAGGAGAAAATACTTTATGGGACGGACCATTAAGTCAAGAAGGTAGACCACACGGAAAAGGATCTAGCTCAGGATCTAAAGGTATGAAGTTAAAAGTAATGCAACCTTGTGGCTGTATTGGTGATTGTGGCTGTGCAGGATTGCAAGGGCCAATCACAGCAAGAGCTAAAGGATAAGATGTTTTGCATGGGAGACATAAAACTATATATGGCAAATATGCTAACGTTAAGTGTAACTACGTTTACAAATATAGAAATGGGATTAAAAATCGTTTTATTGTTAGTAACTATAGGATACACTATTAACAAGTGGCTAGAGTTAAAAAAATCAAAAAAGTAATGGCATATATTCAACCAGATAGCTCCCCTTTTTTAAAGGTTAGAAAAACAACTAAAGGTAAAGGTAGAAACTTTTTATCAACAGAAGAAGGAGCAGGAATGACCTCTACTGGTGTTAAGAAGTACAGAAAAGAAAACCCTGGCAGTAAGTTGAAAACAGCCGTGACTGGAGATGTTAAACCTGGAAGTAAAGCTGCTAAAAGAAGAAAATCATTCTGCGCTAGATCTAAAGGCTGGGACGGTGAAAGAGGTAAAGCTGCTCGTAAAAGATGGAAATGCTAAATGAGCTTTAAAATGAAGATGGGTAAATTGTCCATGGATAACACACCGATATACCAGATAGACGAAGAGGATGGTATTATGGGTAGAGCTAATAAGAACGGCTCTATCACACTAAATAAGAATCTAAGTCCATTAGAACAAGAAGATGTTATAAAACACGAGAAAGTGCACTTAGATCAGATGGAGAGACTCGACTTAGATTATGACGACGAATACGTTTACTGGAAAGGTAAAAAATACCCTAGATCGAAGATGGAGGAAGGTGCTAAAAGTCTTCCGTGGGAGAAAGAAGCTTACAAAGCTAATAGATTAAAATAGGCTTTATTTTTTATAGTTTTTTTGTTATATTAGACATTATAAACTTAAATTTAAATAAAATGAAAAACTTATTATTAGTATTAGCCTTAACAACAACACTATTATCAAATGCTCAAGTAAACAAAATGGAAGGTTCTTGGGTTAGTGAAACATCATCGTACGTTATGACTATCATAACAAATGACTCTAAGCCAGTTAAAGTTTTTAATACTAGCTTCTTAGAAAATAAAGTAATAGAAGAAAACATTACAAGCAGCAACGCAACATCATTTACAACTAAACTATACAACGCAGATAACAATTATTCTGTTAATGTTAAGTATGTTTTAAAGGATTCAAACACAATGTTATGTTACTACACTGGTGACTTAAACGAAACAATTACAGTTAAAAAGTTATCGCACTTTTACATAGAATAAATAAATAAATAAATAAACAATTATTATGGCTTATCAGCAAAACCCAGGTAAAAACCCAATGAAGAAAACAGGTAGTGGAATTCCTTCTGCTTTACTACAGGTAGATCCAACAGATCCTGTTAAAAAGAAAAAAGATGAAAAATCAGGAGACAAACCTTTTGTTCCAGCAGGTGGGGATTACAATCGATCAATGACGCCAGCGCCTAAGCTAGACGGTAAAGACGCTACTAAGGATTCTTACTTAAAGTATCTACATAAACAAAACATAGCTATAGATAGTACTAATAACGCTGCTAGAGAAAGAACAATGACTAAAATAGGTTGGCCTAAAGTAGGTGATAAATTTGGTAAACGTGGAGTTGTAAAGAGCATCGACTCTAAGACAGGAGACTACAGCATTAGACGACCGGGTAACTCTACTAAGAACCAAATGGTGTCAAGAAAAAATGTTCGTAGAGCTAGTACCCTTAAAGCGCGTGGTGAAGGCGAAATAAAACTAACGCCACAAGGTGGATCACACTATGACAAATACCCTAAAGGTAAAGTTCAAGTTGGAGGTTGGACACTAGGCGGTGGTAAAAAATAAAGATGAATAAAATATTCCAATGGCTTACAGGTGGCGTTATCAAGAATATTGGTAACGTCATTGATGAGCTTACTACTACTGAAGAAGAAAAACTTTTAATTAAGAAGCAGATTCAAGAAATACTAGAGAAAGCTGACAGCGATGCTCAAGCTCAAGTTACAGATCGTTGGAAGTCAGATATGACTAGCGATAGCTTTCTGTCCAAGAACATACGCCCGCTTGTCTTAATATACTTAACTGTTATTTTTACTGTTTTATCTTTCTTTGATGGTAACATTGGAGGCTTTGCTGTCGCGGAGCAATACGTACCAATTTTCCAATCATTGTTGATCACAGTGTATGGAGCTTACTTCGTAGGAAGGACTTGGGAAAAATCAAAAAGATCAAGTGATAATAAATAAATGAAAACAATTAAATTAAATCAAATGGAAAACAAGATCACAGCAGAAGAACTAAAATTAGTTCAAGAGAACCAAGGAAAAATGACTCAAGCATTATCTCAAGTAGGTGTGTTAGAGACTCAAAAGCATGGTTTGATCGCTCACATTCAAGAGTTGAACAAAGAAGTAGAAGACAACAAAAAAGTCTTAGAGGAGAAGTACGGAGCAATCAGTATCAACCTAGAGGACGGAAGCTTCGAAGAAATTAAGAAAGAAGAAGAGTAAGATGTCATCTGTTATAAGAAAAATTAGTATAGGTTCTGATTACAAAACTGACGCAATGCATTATGCTGTTGGTCAGTCTGTTTATGGGGGTCACGAAATATCTCACATACTACACGACGAATCTGATAACTCTTATAGCGTTCACATTAAGAAAAAAGACGAGGTAATGCCGTGGAAGAAGTTTAATTCTAACATGGCAGTATCTGTCGAATACGATCTAGCGTATTAATGCAAAGTTTATTCAGCTTTATTGTAAAGCCTGTAAATAAAAGATATGACAACGAGGTTAAAGTTGGTAAAAAAACCCTCATAACTAACAGTCGTATAGAATCGTGGAAATCAATTAGTAACGAAGCAATTGTACTTGAGGTACCTAAAGCTTTTACCACTAAGATACGTAAAGGTGACACTATAGTGATACATCACAACGTCTTTAGAAGATTCTATGATATTAGAGGCAATCAAAAAGATAGCAGATCAAAATTTATCGATGATAAGTTTTTCTGTGATATAGACCAAGTTTATTTATATAAACAAGATGGTAAATGGAACGCTTTTGGAGATCGATGCTTTATAAATCCTATTTTAGATAACGACGATTTAACGGCAGATAAAGAAAGAAAGCTTATAGGAATACTGAAATACGGTAATAGTTCCTTAGAAGCTATAGGAATCAATCCTGGTGATCTAGTTGGTTACACTCCTAATGGTGAGTTTGAATTTGTAATAGATAACGAGAGATTGTACTGTATGAAATCAAATGATATTGTAATTAAATATGAATACGAAGGAAACGAAACTAAGTATAATCCAAGCTGGGCAAGCGGCAGTTCAAGAACTGATCAAAGTAGCTAAAGAAGCAATAGTCGACGGAGGAGAGGATATCTCAGCTGATAGACTGAAAAACGCAGCTGCTACAAAAAAGCTTGCTATCTTTGATGCATTTGAAATATTAAAACGTATTGAAGAAGAAGAAGACTTGTTGAACGAAAAACCAAAAGAAAAGAAAGAGAAAAAAGCTTTCAGTGGTTTTGCAGAAGGAAGATCTAAGTAATGTATAAGCAGAGTTTATACAGAATAGTACCTAACCATATAAAATCTAGCGTCTTAAAGAAAAAGAACAAGCATAAGAAATGGGAGTATGGGTACAACGAAGAACACGACATGGTTGTCATCAGCAAGACTGGTGAAGTCGGTGAAGTATATGAGATACAAAATCTTAAAATAGCTTTACCTCTAGAAAATGACGTTGTTACTTTTGAGGGAAATAAATGGATGGCTCAGGAATATCCTAAAGAGCTCAAGGGGATAAAGACCATCTTTGATTGGAAGAATTATAAAGAAGACTTTAAAGAAGAATGGTATGAATTTATTGATCAAGAGTTTAAAAGAAGAGAACAAGGTTTTTGGTTTGTTAACAAGGACAAGCCTACTTATATTACTGGTACTCATTTTGTCTACTTGCAGTACTCCAAGATTGATATTGGGAAGCCAGACTTTAGAGAATCAAACAGATTATTCTTCATATTCTGGGAAGCTTGCAAAGCAGACGGCCGTTGTTATGGAATGTCATATCTCAAGAACAGAAGGTCAGGTTTTTCGTTCATGGCTTCAGCTGAGACCGTTAACATGGCAACAATATCGTCCGACGCACGGTTTGGAATTCTGTCCAAATCTGGAGCCGATGCAAAGAAAATGTTCACAGATAAAGTGGTACCTATCAGCGTTAATTACCCGTTCTTCTTCAAACCGATACAAGACGGTATGGACAGGCCCAAAACGGAGATTGCCTATCGTGTCCCCGCGTCAAAGCTTACAAGAAGATCCATCACCGAAACCGTTAGGCCCGAGAGTCTTGACGGTCTTGATACCACCGTCGATTGGAAAAACACCGGTGATAACGCATACGATGGAGAAAAACTAAGACTACTAGTACACGACGAGAGTGGAAAGTGGGAAAGACCGAACAACATATTAAATAACTGGCGAGTTACAAAAACGTGTTTAAGATTAGGTTCTAGAATTATTGGAAAGTGTATGATGGGTTCGACCTCAAACGCTTTAGACAAAGGTGGTGCTAATTTTAAAAAACTATATAACAATTCAGATGTCACTAAAAGAAACAGCAACGGGCAGACTAGCTCAGGACTATATTCTTTGTTCATACCTATGGAATGGAATTACGAAGGATACATTGATTCTTATGGATTTCCTGTATTCGAAAACCCGAAAGAAAAAGTAGTAGATGCTTTTGGTGATGAAATAAAAATAGGTGTATTAGAGTACTGGAAAAATGAAGTAGAAGGATTAAAAGATGACCAAGATGGTTTAAACGAATTCTACAGACAATTTCCTAGAACTACTGAACACGCTTTTAGAGATGAAGCTAAAGAATCTTTATTTAATCTAACTAAAATATACGAGCAAATAGATCACAATGCTGATCTCAATAACATAGCTTCTGTTACTATTGGTAGTTTCCAATGGGAGAACGGAGTTAGAGATTCTAAAGTTATGTTTATGCCAAATAAGGACGGTAACTTCAGAATATCTTGGGTTCCACCTTATAATCTACAGAATCGTGTAATAGTAAAGAATGGAACAAAGTATCCAGGTAACGATCACTGTGGAGCATTTGGTTGTGATAGCTATGATATATCAGGCACGGTTGATGGTAGAGGTTCTAATGGATCTCTTCACGGGTTAACTAAGTTTAGTATGGAAGACGTGCCACCTAATCATTTCTTTTTAGAATATATAGCTAGACCTCAGACGGCTGAGATATTTTTTGAAGATGTTTTAATGGCTTGCGTATTTTACGGAATGCCTTTGTTATGCGAAAACAATAAACCTAGATTATTATATCATTTCAAAAGAAGAGGTTATAGAGGTTTTTCAATGAATAGACCTGATAAGGTTTGGAACAAGCTATCTATCACAGAAAAAGACATTGGAGGAATACCTAACTCCAGCGAGGATATCAAGCAAGCGCATGCTTCAGCTATTGAAACATATATAAACACAAGCGTTGGCTCTACGGAGGACGGGTTTGGTGATATGTACTTTCAAAGAACGCTAGAAGATTGGGCTAGATTCAATATCAACAATAGAACAAAACACGATGCATCTATAAGCTCTGGACTAGCTTTAATGGCTTGCAATAAGAACAGATACATACCAACAGCTAAGAAGGAATACAAGGCAATAAACTTAGGTATAAAAAAATATGATAACACCGGTTCATCATCAAAAATTATTTAATAAATGAAGATACAGACTAACACTAATAGTTCATTTCCTAACCAAGTGGTTAGCGACGAAGTAAAAGCTAGCCTAGAGTACGGTGAGCAAGTCGCTAGAGCGATTGAAGGAGAATGGTTTCAAGAAGGTAGGTCTGGTAACAGATACGTTCAAAGTTATAGTAATTTTCATCAGTTGAGATTATACGCTCGTGGAGAGCAAAGTGTTCAAAAATATAAAGATGAATTATCCATAAACGGTGATTTATCTTATCTTAATTTAGACTGGACACCTGTTCCAGTTATCTCTAAGTTCGTAGATATAGTAGCTAATGGAATGAGCAACAAATCTTACGATATATCAACAGTAGCTCAAGATCCTTTTTCAATAAAAAATAAAACTGATTACGCTAAAGCTATAGAAAGCGACATGGCTAATAGACAAGCTTTGGCTGATATACAAGAGGTTACGGGCAAGGATATGTCGTTGACTCAAAACATGGTAGAGTTACCGGATTCAAAAGATGAGTTGGATATTCACATGCAAATGTCTTTTAAGCAGAATGTTGAAATTGCTGAAGAAGAAGTTATAAACAACGTATTAGAGTACAACAAGTACAATCAAACTAAAAAGAGATTAGCTACTGATTTAACAGTGCTTGGTATTGCCGCTTGTAAGACAAGGTTTGATAAAACAGAAGGTATAAAAATTGATTATGTTGATCCAGCTTATATGGTTTACTCATATACTGAGGACCCTAACTTTGAAGACGTATACTATGTTGGAGAAGTAAAAGCTATAACAATACCAGAACTTAAGAAACAGTTTCCAGACCTTCCTGAAGAAGAATTAGAGAAGATACAGAAAATGCCAGGTAATTCCCAGTTTGTAACTGGTTGGGGTAATTACGATGAAAACACTGTTCAAGTAATGTACTTTGAGTATAAAACTTATATGAACCAAGTTTTTAAGATAAAGAAAACTGATCAAGGTCTAGAGAAAACATTAGAAAAAACAGACGAATTCAATCCACCACCTAATGATAACTTTGATAGAGTATATAGGACCATAGAGGTTTTGTACACTGGCGCAAAAGTATTAGGTAACAATTTCATGTTAGAGTGGAAGATGGCTGAGAACATGACTAGGCCAATTGCTGATACTACGAAGGTAGAAATGAATTACTGCATTACAGCTCCTAAAATGTATAAAGGACGTATAGAGTCTATAGTTAGTAGGATAACTGGATTTGCTGATATGATTCAGCTTACCCACTTGAAACTTCAACAGGTAATGTCTAGGATAGTTCCTGACGGTGTTTTCTTAGATATGGATGGTTTAGCTGAAGTTGATTTAGGTAACGGAACTAATTACAATCCAGCAGAAGCTCTTAATATGTATTTTCAAACTGGATCTGTGGTTGGTAGATCATTGACTCAAGAAGGAGGTATGAACGCAGGTAAGGTGCCTATTCAAGAACTATCAACATCTTCAGGCCAAGCTAAGATACAAAGTTTAATTGGTACTTATCAGTACTACTTACAGATGATTCGTGACGTAACTGGATTAAACGAAGCTAGAGATGGAAGTGCTCCAGATAAAGATGCTTTAGTTGGATTGCAAAAGCTAGCGGTAAACGCTTCTAACACAGCCACTAAGCACTTAATGGATTCGTTGTTATACATCACACTTAGAATGTGTGAAAACATAAGTCTAAAGGTAGCTGATATATTACAGAATCCACTTACCGAGAACTCGTTAACAAACTCTATTAGTAAATTTAATAAAGAGACATTGATAGAGCTTAGAAATCTACAGCTGCATGATTTTGGTATATTTTTAGAAATGGAACCAGAGCAAGAGGAGAAAGCTTTACTAGAACAAAACGTTCAAATGGCTTTACAAACAGGTGCCATCGCTTTGTCAGATGCGATTGATATCAGAGAAATAAAGAACACTAAGCTAGCTAACCAGTTTTTGAAACTTAGACAACGTCAGAAAATAGAAAGAGAACAAGCAGCTCAGCAGCAAAACATACAGGCTCAAGCGCAGGCTAATGCTGAATCCGCTGAAAAAGCAGCTATGTTTGAAGTGCAAAAGCAACAAGCTTTAACTCAAGAGAAAGTTAGTATAGAGCAAGCTAAGTCTCAATTCGAGATACAAAGAATGCAAACGGAAGCTCAAATCAAAAGAGAGTTAATGGCTGAAGAATTTGGATATCAAATGCAGCTAGCGCAGGCTAGGATACAAGCAGAGTCTTCTAAAGATAAAGAAATTGAAGATAGAAAAGATAAAAGAGTAAAAATACAAGGAACACAGCAATCAGAGCTAATAGACCAAAGACAAAATGATCTATTACCAAAAAACTTTGAATCCGCTGGAAACGATAATTTAGATGGGTTTGGATTAGAACAATTTGGGCCTAGCTAGTATTTATTAATTATTTAATCATATTATATTATGTCAGAAACAAAGCAGGAAGGAGACTTTAAGATAAAGTCAAAACCTAAAATGAAGAAATTTAACAATAAGTCTGGAGAACCTGTTAAGGTAGATTTATCAAAACCGGTTGAAGAAACAACCAAAGTGGTTATTCCTAGTGAAGAGCCAGCCAAGGTAGCTGTGGAAGAAGAGGTTAAACCGATTCTAGAAGAAATTGTAGAAGAAGTAGTTGTAGAAAAAGCAAAAGAACCTGAAGAAGAACCTACGATGATTGGAGAACTTCAAACTACTAAGTTTGAGCCAGAGGAAATTATAGCTGAAACAGCAACGCTACCTGAGAACATAGAGAAATTAGTTTCTTTTATGAACGAGACAGGTGGTAATATTGAAGATTACGTAAGATTAAACGCGGATTATTCTTCCGTCGATGATAACACATTGTTAAAAGAATACTATAAAAAATCTAAGCCACATCTCAACGCTGATGAGATCTCTTTTCTAATGGAAGATAAATTTTCTTACGATGAAGAGATTGATGATGAAAGAGATATTAGATTTAAGAAACTAGCAATTAAAGAAGAGATTGCAGAGGCTAGAACCTTTCTAGAGCAAACAAAGAGTAAATACTACGACGAAATCAAGTTGAGACCCGGCGTAACTCAAAAGCAACAGAAAGCAACTGACTTCTTCGATCGATATAATCAGGACCAGAAAGTAGCTGAGCAACAACACTTAGACTTTAAATCCAAAACTAATAAATATTTTTCCGACGATTTCAAAGGTTTTGATTTCAATGTTAGCGGGAAAAAATTTAGGTATGGAGTACAAGATCCAGGTAAAGTAGCAGAAGACCAATCTAACATTAACAACTTTGTAGGGAAGTTCCTAGACAAGAAAGGTAATGTAACAGACGAGAAAGGTTATCACAAAGCGCTATATATGGCTTCCAATGCTGATACAATCATTAATCATTTCTATGAACAAGGAAAATCAGACGCTACCAAACAGATTGTTAGTAGCTCTAAAAATCCTAGCTTGGATGTTAGACAACCAGCTCAGAAAAATGGATTTGTTAATGGTATTAAAGCAAAGGTACTAGGCCAAGACGGAAGAGACTCTTCTAAATTGAGTATAAAAAGAATTAAAATTTAAAAACAAGAATTATGGCAGTAACACCAACATTCGGTTCAATTAAGCCGAGTCAAAAACAACAATTATTAGAATCTAACTACCTTTCTTTCAACGGAGGATCAGGAGATGGAGATTCAAACTCATTTGCACAACAGTACTTACCTGAGATCTACGAACAAGAAGTAGAGCGTTACGGAAACAGAACTTTATCTGGATTCTTACGCATGGTTGGAGCTGAAATGCCAATGTCTTCTGATCAAGTAATTTGGTCTGAACAAAATAGATTACACGTAGCTTACAATGACGTTTCTACAACAGCAGTAGCGAATGAATTAACTTTCGTAGTTGGTGGAACTGGAAAAGACTTTGTAGAGAATGTTATTTCTAAAAATCAAACTATCGTAATTTTAGATCCTGCTGGAATTGAGATTAAAGCTTTAGTTATTGAGTCTTCTCAAACTGCATCTTTAGCAACTTTATTAGTAGCTCCTTATACAGCTGCTGATTTAACTGGCTTTGCAGCTTCTGGATTGAAGATCTTTGTATACGGTTCTGAATATGACAAAGGAGTATCTGTTACCAACTCTACTGGAGCTGGAGATATTTCAGGTTACAAAACAGTAAACCCTTCTTTCACACAATTCTCTAACTCGCCTATTATTATTAGAAACAAATTTGTTGTATCTGGTTCTGACATGGCACAGATTGGATGGGTTGAAGTGGCTACAGAAGATGGAACTGGAGGATACTTATGGTATTTGAAAGCTGAATCTGAAACTAGATTACGTTTTGAAGACTATTTAGAAATGGCTGTAGTAGAAGGAGAATTAGCTACTGGAGCAGCTGCTTCTAGTGTTAAAGGAACCCAAGGTTTATTTGCTGCTATCAAAGATAGAGGTAATACAAACGTAGGATTTACTGCTGCAGGTGGTTTAGCTACTTTTGACGAGATCTTGAAAAACTTAGATACACAAGGAGCGATTGAAGAAAATATGTTATTCTTGAACAGACAAACATCTTTAGACTTTGATGATATGCTAGCTGGTGTAGGTGCTGCTTCAGGCGGTGTTTATGCAGGTGGTAGTTCTTATGGAGTATTTGAAAACTCTGAAGATATGGCGTTGAACTTAGGTTTCTCTGGTTTCAGACGTGGATCTTACGACTTTTATAAGACTGACTGGAAATACTTAAACGATGCATCAACTCGTGGAGCAATCCAAGGAGCTACAGCTAGTGTTGAAGGTGTTTTAGTTCCTGCTGGAACTTCTACTGTTTATGATCAAATCTTAGGAACTAACATCAGACGTCCATTCTTGCACGTTAGATATAGAGCTTCTCAAGCTGATGATAGAAGAATGAAGTCTTGGTTAACTGGTTCTGCCGGTGGAGCAGCGTCTTCTGACTTAGATGCAATGGAAGTAAACTTCTTATCTGAAAGATGTTTATGTGTACAAGCAGCTAACAACTTCGTATTATTTCAAGGAGTATAATTATTATGTAATCTTTACCCTCGTTATATCGACGGGGGTAACTATTACCCTTAACAAACTATTTAATTTTATTATATTATGGCAAAACAAGCTACAGCTAAGAAGACCGAGGTGGCACCTCAGGCAATCGTAGAACCTATTAAAGTTGCTACGCCACCAAAACCAACGTGGGAAATAAAAGACAGAACGTATATATTAGCTAGAGGAATGAGTCCTTTAACTATGACAATACCTTCAAAACATACACTAAAGCATTCTCTACTGTATTTCGACGAAGCCTCAGGCGAACAAAAAGAAATAAGATATGCTACTAATCAAGCCTCTGTGTTTGTTGAAGAACAGAAAGGAGAAGCAACCTTAGGTCATATTGTATTTAAAGATGGTATTTTAACAGTGCCTAAGCAAAAACAAAGCTTACAAAAGTTATTATCACTTTATCATCCACTAAGAGGTAAGCTTTATAACGAATTTAAACCTGTACAAGTTGCTGCAGAAGAATTTGATATTTTATCTTTACAAGTAGACGCTATGACGGCAGCAAGAGAAATGGATATCGACATGGCTGAAGCTATAATGAGAGTTGAGGTCGGATCTAAGGTGGATAAGATGAGTTCTAAGGAGCTTAGAAGAGACTTGTTATTGTTTTCTAGAAGTCAACCAGAGTTGTTCTTAGAATTAGCGTCTGATGATAATGTTCCTTTAAGAAACTTTGCTATTAAAGCAGTTGAATTTGGAATAATCAAACTAGCTCAAGACCAGAGAACATTTACCTGGGCGTCTAACGGTAGAAAATTAATGACAGTTCCATTCGATGAACACCCTTACTCTGCTATGGCAGCATTCTTCAAGACCGATGAAGGTTTAGAAATATACAGATCAATTGAGAAAAAGTTCTCATAACATGTAATACTAATATAGGGCTCGTTAACTCGGGCCTTTATATTATAATAAATAAAAAAAATGGCAATAAACGTAGACACAGTATACAAGACAGTCCTACTTATACTGAACAAAGAACAGAGAGGTTACGTAACCCCTGACGAGTTCAATAAGACAGCTACTCAAGTACAGCTTGATATATTCGAACAATACTTCGAAGACTTAAACCAGCAACTACGAGTGCCGCAATCAGATTACGATTACTCGGATAGACAGATGAGTATCGACGAGAAAATATCTCCTTTTAAAACAAGTGGCGACTGCGTGTATAGCAGTGGTAAGTTCAGTTTACCCGTATTGGATGCTGACGGTAACACAGTTTTAAACTCAGGGATAGAACCAACAGCGTTTACCCAAGTTTCTTTTTATAAAATAGGTACGCCAATATACTCTCCAGCAAGCGGCTTTCCAACAGAGGTACAAAGATTGCAACGTAATGATTTTTATAATATTGAAAAATCACCATTAACAGCTTCAGTTAAAGCTTTTCCAACTTATTTATACGAGTCTAATAAAATAACTATTAGACCGACTAGCATAACCGATGGCGTTAGTGTTAGTTTTATAAGAAAACCTAGAAACGTAATATGGAACTACACTCTTGGTAACTTAGGTCAGTATGTATACACAGCTACAGGTTCTCAGCAAATAGAACTAAACTCTTCAGAGCAAGTTGAATTCATAACTAGAGTATTGTTTTACTCTGGCGTTATAATTAGAGATCCTCAAGTTATACAGGTAGCTGCTCAAGAAATACAGAACAACGAAATAAATCAAAAAAGCTAATACATGTCACTAATAACAGAAAACAATAAACAGTATTACGCTGGATCTCAAAGCTTCTTAGTCACAGATGCTGAAGTTAATTCTTTCACTACAACATTTGATACTAAATTAGTTTTCGGAAGCTATGACCCACTAGAGAGCAATTACGCTTTAAATAACTTCAAACTATATACAGCGGTAGCTGGTGTGTTAGACTACACAGAGTATATTGATGAATACACTGTTACTGGTAATACAATTTCAATTGAAGGAGGTTTAGATTTAAATACCAGCTTGATAGTTCAATTGAAAACGGAGACAGGAGGTAACTTTGGAAACAGAGACGCTTATGGTGATACCGTTCAAGAAAACTGGGGATCATATGCTTATACTAAACTTGATGATATTATAAATAACTTTTTAGTAGCTTACGTTGGTGCTGGTAAACTAATACCAAGTGTTAAAAGAACTGACTTAATATTCTTTGCTAAAAGAGCAATGCAAGAGTTTAGCTATGACACTTTAAAAAGTATTAAATCTCAAGAACTAAACATACCACCAAGCTTAAGCTTACCTATGCCTCAAGACTACGTCAACTACGTTAAGATGAGCTGGGTTGATAATTCAGGTATTAAGCATGTTATATATCCTACAACTTTAACTAGCAATCCTTACAGAAACCCCGTTCAAGATGCTAACGGCATACCAACTCAAGATAATTTTGGAAACAATACACTAGGTACTTCTATTACTGAAGAAAGATGGGATTCAAATGGAATAAATAGAATAAACAAAGCTCTTAAAGATGACTTATCACCTATAGTTGACGGGCTTGGCAACGTGCAGACTAGAAGCGGAGCTTATGGACTAGATCCTAAAATAGCTCAAGTCAACGGATGGTTTACTATAAATGAAAGACAAAATACTTTTTCTTTCTCGAATGACTTAGTTGGTCGTCTAATAATTTTAGAGTACGTTTCTGATGGTTTAGCATATGATTTAGATACTAAAGTACCTAAAATGGCTGAAGAAGCTATGTATGCTTACATGAGCCACGCTATAATGTCTACAAGATCTGGTCAGCCAGAATATGTTATCAATAGATTGAGCAGAGAAAAAACAGCAAAACTTAGAAATGCTAAAATAAGATTATCTAACATCAAGCTTGAAGAAATATCTCAAGTAATGAGAGGTAAGTCTAAATGGATAAAATCATAAAACAATATGGCTGAGGTTAAGAATGCTTTTATAAAGTCTAAAATGAACAAAGACCTAGATGATAGACTTATACCATCTGGAGAATACAGAAACGCTTTAAACGCTCAGATTAGTAAATCAGAAGGTTCAGACGTTGGAGCTTTAGAAAATGCTCTAGGTAACTCAATAAAACAGCAATTTGAATCAGACATAGCTAATACATCCTCCATAGGTTACTTGGTTGATGAAGCTAGGAATGAAATATATGTATTTATAACAGACAATAATGATTCTAGTTACGTACCTACTGGAGCTGGATCTAATCATTTTATATATAAATACAATCCCGTAACTAACGTTAAAACAAAACTAGTTGAAGGGGCTTTCTTAAACTTCTCTAAGTTAAACCCCATTTACGGAGTTAACTTGTTAGAGAATTTGTTATTCTGGACAGATAATAGAAATCAACCTAGAAAAATAAACGTAATAGACGCTGCTACAACAGGTTACTACACTACGGAAGATCAGTTATCAGTTGCTAAATATAATCCTTACAAAACAATAGAGCTTTTTGAAGCTAGCACGCTTTCTCCTGGAGACTATGAAAGCACAATGAAAGATGTTGTAACTAAATTCATGCCCAACGGAGGATCATGTATTACTACAGCTGCTACTTCTGGCGGTACTGTTATTATACCTATAGGTCAAATACAAATACCTTACTACCCGTTAACACCTGTTTTAGGAATGACTGTTAAAAGAGTCGATAGTTCAGGTAACATAGTTCCGGTGCAATACCAAGGAACAGATATTTTCCCAACAGTTGTATCTTATGATGCCAATGCTAACACAATGGACTTAAGTGAAGTGGCCGATATACCTATCAACACCGAGCTAATATTCAATGCTAATCCTTATTATATAAATGGTTACAATGGAGATCCTAGATTTTTAGAAGACAAATTTGTTAGATTTAGCTACAGGTTTAAGTTCGATGATGGAGAATATTCCCTAATAGCGCCATTTACACAGCCTTGTTTTATACCAAAGCAAGATGGTTACTTTTTGAACGAAACAGTTGAGCTAGGAGATATGCAACAAGCATACTCGTCTACTATACTTGATTTTATGGAAAATAAAGTCAATAAGATAGATTTAAGAATACCTCTACCCACTGACGCAAATGCTCTTACAAGCACGTTACATGTAACTGATATAGATATTCTTTACAAAGAATCTGATGGCTTAGCTATTCAAGTGGTTGAGACAATACCTACAAACAGTTCTGATTTCTTAGCTATAGTAGGAGACATATATGAATACTCTTATCAGTCACAGAAGCCATACAAAACACTACCAGCTAAAGACACTACAAGAGTTTACGACAAGATACCTGTAAAAGCTTTTAGCCAGGAAGTTATAAGCAATAGAGTTGTCTATGGTAATTATCAAGACAAACATACTCCACCCGCTTTCTTGAACTACAATGTAGCAGCGACTTCTAAGTCTGATTTTTCAAGCACTGGATCAGTGTCTGATACAACTAGTAAAGTAGAATACCCTAACAGCTCTTTAAAAACAAATAGAACGTACCAGGTAGGAATTGTATTGGCTGATAAATTTGGTAGACAGTCTACAACTATATTATCAAACTCTACTACTTCGTTATCAGTTGGGCCAGTTGGGTCCTCAACATTGTTCTCAGGCTCTACATTGTATTCACCTTACGAAGATGGTGATATAGCTCCTGAAAACTGGGTTGGTAACTCTTTAAAAGTAATATTCAATTCTACTATAAACGGTGTCGATGGACCAGGCTTATACAACAACGACGTTAACAGCTTGTCATATAATCCTTTAGGATGGTATTCGTATAAAGTAGTGGTTAAACAAACAGAGCAAGAATATTATAACATATATACAGCTGGTTCAATGCTAGGGTTGCCTTACGATTACTCTGGTGGATCTGCTGTAGTAGATAAAAACACTTCTTTTGTTTCTTTGTTAAATGACAACATTAATAAGATACCTAGAGATCTTTCAGAGGTAGGACCTCAAGATAAATCTTTTAGAAGTTCAGTGGAGCTTTACGGTAGAGTTGAAAACGCGCAAACTAGCGTAGTAGGAAATGTCAATACGTCTAGCCAACAATTTTACCCAGGAAGAACTTCTTTTACAACATCTTCCATAGAAGATCTTTTTAACATGTTTGACGTAGCGGAGTATAAACAAAGTGGTAACACTGTGCCAATAACTGACTTAACAAACCCATTTAGTTCTTTCTACAAGTCTGACTCAGATCCTTTTATAGCTAGAATAACAACTTCTCAAGCTTCAGTGGAGCAATTTGGTGTTGCAAATACATTAGATCAAGGTGATTATATACCTATTGCTAGTTTAGCTGTATTTGAAACAAAACCAGTAGAATCAAGATTAGATATATTCTGGGAAACATCCACCACTGGTTTGATATCAGAGCTAAACACAGCTATACTTACTCAAGACAATGGAGCTGCTTTTATAAGTGATTTCAATCTAACACCATTTAACGAAGCTATAAGCACTGCTGGAAGTTATATACTGCAAAGCGATTTTACTATAGCTGACGTACTAGGCACTAACATACCTGCTGGCGATTTTGATCAAGACATTACTATGACAGTAAAAGACAACCAGTCAACTCCTCAATTCGTTCCTAACTTATTTACTTTGGTAAAAGTAGATGCTAATCTACAAAACTACAATATAGCTGTAACTCAAGATTTCATAGATAGTGTGTACTTTGGCGACAACGCAGGTTTAAGAAACTTTACGTTTTTCTTCGATGTGTACGTTAATGGAAATGACGTTGAGGTATTTGAAAAACAAGCTAATCTAACTAACGTAGTACCTATTATAACTTCAAACGGCGGTATAGATATAGATATGGATAGAGGTACAAATATAACCTCCATATATAACTTATCCGCTAAGAACGGAGCTTTTGGAAGCGCTACTATATTAAAAAATAAAAATGGACTTGACTGGGATATAATGTCTGGTAATGATGACGGGTATTTTTCTTTAGGTAATTCTAACACAGATACATGTACACTATACAATGATTATCCTTCGACTATACCAGCTACTAATTATCCATTACAGATAAGAGTAACTGACGCTGGAGGATCTACAGATACTATTGGCTTTGACATTAACTTCTTAGCTAATGTAACTTCAGTAGTAGAATGGAGAGCTACAACAAACGACGGAGGTTCTGACCCAATTGATTACTACTATACTATAATAGGAGTTTCCGGTTGGACAGAGGGAACAAGAAACGGTTGGTATATATACGCTAACACATGGGACAGTTTTGGTGGCAGTACTAAACAGATAAATTACACTGGAGCAAACAAAGGAGGTACTGGTTGTGCTGGTAGTTGGTACTACGATAGTGACGCTACGGCAGTTACTAATCACTGGAAAAGCTGCGTGCTAGGCTCTTCTCAAGCAAGCTACTCTGGAACAACTATAGATATAACGAACGTAGACTTTACTATAATATAGTGTATTTAAATAAAAAAGAAATCGCTGGCTTTATTGCTAAATTACTAAAGTTGGACTGGTCAGGTTTTAAGCTCTACTTAGTTGGTGGATGCTTAGAGGAGTGGGAAACTAAAGACATAGATATATGTATTGTTGGGAAGATAAACGAAGAACTGTTGTTTAACAACTGCCAATCAGCTAGGAAGCTAGGACCATTTGACCTATATTATATAGGCGAAGAAGAGCCGTATAGTGGATCGGAGTTAACTAAACCTATAACTATTAGAGCCGCTAAGTCTTACGACAGGTGGGATAAAAACGCTCACCCTTGGCCTGGAGAATGGATAGGTAAACTATATTGGAGAACTTTAACATTTCCATATGAAAAGCATAAAAACAGAACTCACACGTATATACCTAGGTTGATACTTGATGATTGTAATAAAAAAATAAAATAAGTGATAATTATATGGGGGCGATAATAGAAGTAAAGTATTTCAATAGCTTTGTATTAAAGAAGGTAAATACAAGCATTCCAGTAGATGTTCCACTATGGAACGGGTCACTAGGCGTACCCTCTGACATAGGAGGTTATCCAGTTAATACAACTAGTATCGGATCTTCTAACTGGGCTATAGAAGAAGCAAGGATAAGAGGTGGATATAATAATACTAATGTTGATTATGGTGTTAGAGCTTATTTAGTAGAAGAAGAACCTAACGCATCTACAAGAAGTAATTCTCTTATATATTCTGGTATATTTAACAGTAGAACAGGTATAAACGATACAAACGTATTCTCAGTAGCTGAATCTATAACTAAATCAGCAGACCCTGCTAATGGTAGTATACAGAAACTATATGCAGAAGATACTAACTTAATAATATTTCAAGAAGCTAAAGTATCTAGAGCTTTAATTGATAAAGACGCTATATATACCGCAGAAGGAAGTAGTAGTATATCCAATGTTAATACAACAATAGGTACAATACAGCCTTATGGTGGAAACTTTGGTATAAGTAGAGACCCTGGTAGTTTTGCTGTTTATGGGTATAGAAAATACTTTACTGACAAAGACAGAAACGCAGTGCTTAGATTATCTATGGATGGTTTAACTGAGATATCAAACTATGGTATGTATGATTACTTTAGAGATGAGTTTAACAATATTGACTCAGGAACACTCAAAGGAACTCTACTTGGTGGATGGGATATACACAATAAGCAATATGTATTATCGTCACAAACAAATTTAATAAATCCAGTGCCTACGTATAACACTTTATCATTTGATGAGTCTGTACGGGGTTGGACTAGTTTCTTCTCGTATAAGCCAGATCATGTGTTTAGTTTAAGAAACAACTTATATACCATGAAGGATGGTGACTTATGGCTTCACTACGACAACAGTGTAAATAGAGGTAGCTTTTACGGTGTTACCACGCCCGCTTCTGTTACTTTTGTTTTTAATCCTAACGTTGGTATGTCCAAGGTGTTTAAAACTATTAGCTACGAAGGTAGCAATGGGTGGCAAGTCAACTCTTTCACTTCTGACGCTACAGGTTACGATTCTTTTGCGCCGCACTTGTTTAGTGATTCAACTAGATTAGTGTATAGTTATGACGGTGGTAAGTATACAGAAGGTGGTGTAATAAAAAGAGCTGGGTTTGATAGAAAAGAGAATAAATACCATGCAAGCTTAATAAACAACACTAGCGCAAGAGAAGCAGAGGTTGTATGGGGAAACAGCGTGTCAGGTATAAAAGGCTTTTACTGCACAGTTAAAGTTTCTACTGATAACACTACTAATGTGGGTGGAGCAAAAGAGTTGTTTGCTGTGTCTTCAAACTACTCAGAATCATCTTATTAAAAATATAGAAAATATGAACATAAAAAATAACGAACTATGTCAGCAGCATTAATAGGGGCAGGAGTGCAAATAATAGGAGGCTTAATTGGTATGGGCTCTGCTAGGCGTAAAGCTAAAGCAGCAGCAGCTAAGCAAAGAGCTTTACAAGCTAAACTAACTTCACTTGAAAACAGTAGACAAGAAATAAAAAATCCTTATGAAAACTCTGAGGACCTTAGCTCTAGCATGTCGAATCCATACGCACAATTAGGAGTTGCTACGCAGGCAGCAGAGATGCAAGCTGAAGAAGCTGACATATCACTAGCTAATACGCTAGACACGATTAGAGCTACAGGCGCGAGCGCTGGTGGTGCAACAGCCTTAGCTCAAGCAGCTTTACAGTCAAAGAAAGGTGTTTCAGCTAATATAGAGCAACAAGAAGCAGCTAACGAAAAACTAAAAGCTCAAGGTGAGCAAAACCTACAACAGAGACAGACAGCTGAAAAGCAAAGAATGCAAAGTGTTGATGCGCAAGGTAATATATTTCAGTTTAACGCTACGGAAACAAGAGAGGTTGCTCAAATGGATAGGGTTGCTACACAGATGGATAACGCTGCCGCTCAAGAAATGCAAGCGAACGCAGATGCAAATGGAGCCTTTACGGGCATGATGGGTGCAGTGGGTGGTATAGCTAACGCTTATGTAACCGCAAACCCCGATAAAGAAAAAGAAAACGAATAATAATGAGCTATAGAAACCCAGCGAGAATAGTAGATACGCAATCAGGACAACACTTTAGAGACATGCAGAAGTCCTTAGCCCAAGGAACCATTAACAGCATTAACTCTGAAGCTGAAAGAAAAAGAAAAGAAGCAGAAAAAGCAGAAAAAGAACAATCTTTAGTTATACGAAAAATCGAAAAGCAAGATCAAGATGCTCGTGACGCTGCTATACAGTCTAGCGTACAGTCAGGTACAGGTACCGTGTGGAATCTTGAGCCTCTTTTACAAGCTAATGCATATGCCGCGGGTTTAAAACCGGGTCAACGAACTGAGGACGATAAAAAGGTTTTAACTAATGCAAGAAACCTTAAACCCGTACTGATGGAAGCAATGTCAAACGTAGCCAGTTACGAAGAAACTTATAGATCAACCATAGCTAAAGTAAAAGGTGAAGAGGGTGGTTTAAATAGATGGAGCAAGACGAACGCTAACAAAATAAAAGGTCTTAGTATATTCTATGATGGTAGAAACGGTAGAAGTGAAGGTACCATTGACCCTTATACAGGTGTTGTAAGTATGAAAGCCTACTGGAAAGGCGAAGAAGGTGAAACCTTGGCGACTGAAATTTCATCTAAAGGTGTTGATATTGAACTAGACACTGTGCCCGAAACGAAGCAGGCTAGGGTAGATATGACTGCGAATCTATTGAAAATGATGAAGCTAGAGAAAGGTAATAGCGATGTTTTTATAGGGTCTAAAGCTACGAGCGTTAAACAGGAAGGAACTAATGCTACAATATGGTCTAGACAGCCAACAAGAGAGGCTGTTGAAAAAGCCTTGTACCCTGATGCTTTAGCTACCGTAATGGGAATGTCAGCTGCTGAAGGCATTGTTTGGAATAACAATAGAAAAGGCATGGGCCCAAAAGTAGACGGGTTTATCACCTCTTCATACACTGACGAAGAGAAGTATGTAAAGAACGCTGAAGGCGAAATGGTGCCAAGAGAAGAAATAGTTGCTATAGCCAAAGCTCTCGCTAAAAACGCTGTCGACACTGAAGGTCAAACACTTTTAGCTAACATCGAATACGCTGGGGTTGGTGCACCTAAAGACACTAAACCAAATCAAACGGAAATAAATTACGCTAGAAGGAAGCAGGATTACGAAGATGGTGTTGCTGTGATAGATGCTTACGAAGACGACTTATCGTTTAATAGATACAGCACTAATGACTCTTTTAACGATATAAAGGAATTTGCTGGACAAGCATCAATAGGGCTTGCAGACGCGTTTAAACCTCAAACAGCTGAAGATGACGACACGAAAATCATAGGATTCACTGTTAAGTTTTTAGACGGAAAAGGATCTGCTGCGGTAAAACCAGGTATGTCAGACAAGCAAGTTAGAAAAGTAATTAAAAGAGCTATGCTCGGTGGGCAATCATTCTATAAAGAAAAACCTATCAAGAAAAACACGGCTGCTCAATTTAACCAATCACAAGAATAACAATCAAAAAATAAAGCATGAACGAAGAAGCATTACTATATTCATTTGAATTATTTTCTAAAGATGGTTACAAAGGAAGCATAGAAGACTACAAAGAGTTAATAAAAACGAATAAAGAAGCGTTAGACTACTCTTACAGTCTTTTCTCTAAGGATGGATATGAAGGTAGCGAGGAGAGTTTTCAAAATTTAATTACTGCTGAACCAGCAAAGACAAAAGATGCTGTAAAGGTAACTGCGGATGCAGCATCGGAAAATCAAGCAGAAGACACGGGTTTAGAATCGGAAGCTGGTTTATTGGATTCGTCAAGCGATAAATTTAAAGAGTTTCTATTAAAACAAGGTGTTGAGCCTCAGCAAGATATTACTGATGATGAGTTTGAAAGCTTTTTAGATGCTGCTGACGGTATATCACCAGGAGCTAAACTAGATCTTAAGACAGCTGGTTACAAGGTAAAAATAAAGGATGAAACTAAATCTATATTAAAAAGTAAATCATCGCAGCTGCCTAAAACGGATCTCGGCGCTATTGATTTTGATAACAAAAAAGCTATTGAAAAATTTAGAAAAGACGCTTTTTTAGATTTTACCTCTAAAAATAGCACTATCCAGAACAAGATCATACCTAATATAAAGAAAGACATAAAACCTGCTGTTGACGAATACGTTAAACAAGCCATGGCTAAGTACGATCTAAACGATCCAAGCAGCATGACTCAGGACAACATTGACGCTTTTAATAAAGATGTTAATTCTTTTTATAGCAACTTGATGAATACTAAGTTGTCTAACAATATTGATTTTAAAGCATTGACTTCAGCTTTTGATGAATCTGTAGATGACCAAACGGCTAGTTCTTTACAAGGTTTTATTCGATCAAAAGACATGCCTACATTGTATAAGATGGGGCAGAAAGCTAAAGAATTTGGTTACGGCACGCCTACAGCTGTAAAGTCTATAGTGAAAGCAGTTACCAGTATTAGAGGTATCAATGAAAGTACTAAAGAATGGACTAATAACGCTAATTACAAACAAGTCATAGACAAAGCTGTTGACTTTGAAAAAAACGAAGCTAGAGCCAAAGAGGAAGGTTGGAGCGAGCAAACTGAAGGTTACTTTATAGAAGACAAAAACAATAAAAAAGGATCTTACAGATTTGTACCTAGGTTCAGAGGGCGCTTGAGTTCTAAAGACGGGGTTTCTTATAGAGATGAAAATGATTTAGTAGAGCAAAACAAACCCGCCAACTCTGAGCTTGTGACTTGGGGTAATTTTAAGCTCATCTTCAAGCAATATGAAAAAGAACAAGATGAAAAAGCGTTAAAAGCTTTTGCTGATATACAAGAAGAGCAATTTATACTTTCCAATTACGACAGTAGTGAGTTAGATGAGATATTCAAAGGTAATGACATTGTTGCAAACTCTATAACGTTAGCAGCAGAGCAGCTTCCTCAAATGGCTTTAGCTGTCATTACGTTAGGTGCGTCTGGAGCTTTACAGATGGGTGGTGAGATATACACACAGGGAATAGATGTTGAGGCTAGAAAAAGATTCAATCTATCTGATCAAGACAGAGTAACTTTAGATATGAAAAAAGAAATATTTAAAGATAAAAAGTTTATGAACTCTTTAGAGGCTAAAAGTGTAGCTGGAGGATTCGTAGCTGGTCAAATGGAAAGATTTGGTGCTGGTAAAACATTGAAACCTTTTCTTGCAGGAGCAAATAAGTCACTATTGAGAAGTGGTTATAAAAACTTTTTAAAGGAAGTAACAAACAGAGTAGTTGCTAATACTCAGAACTCCAGCATGGAAGCCATAACAGAAACAGGCCAAGAATTAATAACAGCGGCTGCTTCTGGAGGAGACCTAGATGCTAATCAGCTATTTGATTCTGGTGCTACTGGTTTTATATCTTCTTTCGCTACCGGATTAGGAGGTAACATAAAGAGTCAATCTGTAGCTGAAGCAAAAGCTTTTAGCAGAATCATAGCAGGTAAACTAAACTCTAATAGCTCTGAAGCTATACTTAACTTTAAAATAAAAGAAATAGAAAATCTAGCTAGTAACGAAACTGACGCTAATGTCAAAAAGGATTTATTAGAAAAAAGAGACGTTATTTTAGATGTTAGAAACGTAGGTTTAACCATACCTAAAGATTTTAATAGTAATTCTAAAAGCAAAGCTATAGACCTTATAGTTAAGAAAAAGCAAATAGAAAAAGACATAGAAGGTAAAGACCCTGAGTTAGTTACAAAACAGAAAGAAGAAATAAAAAAGATTAATAGCCAACTACAGGCTGTAGCTGAGAACAACGTATTTGAAAAGACATTAGAAAATGTAGAAAAGCTATCTGGTAAAGTAAAAAGAGTAAACGTTAAGTCGTTAGATAACGCAAAAGCCGTAGATAACTTTATAAAAGAAAACAATTTAGAAATAGATAAAAAAGCTTCTGAGCAACAAGGTTTTATATATCAAAACAAGGAAACGGGTGAGCAAACTATAATAATAAACAAAGAAGTAGCTCTAAAAGATAAAGCTGTAAATGTAGCTGCTCATGAGTTTTTACATGCTCTGCTTTTTCAAACAGTTAAAAACAGCCCGGATACACAAGTAGCTCTAGGTGATTCTTTAAAAAGCTATTTAAACGAGGTAGATGCTAGTCAAATAAAAGACAGTCAATTTGCTAAGAGACTAGATCAATATAAAAAAGACCCAAAAAACATAGCTGCCGAAGAGGTTATAACTTTGTTTTCTGATGCTTTAGCTACTGGAGATATTAAGTTTAACGAAAGTGTTTTTACCAAAATAGGAGATGTAGTTCGTAGAGCTTTGCAGTCTGTTGGTGTTAACATTAAGTTTAACTCTGGTAAAGACGTTTATAATTTCGTAAAAGATTACAATAAAAGTATATCTAAAGGAAAACTAACTAAAGCGCAGATAAAAGCCTCTAAAGGCGTTGAAGGTAATTTAGTAGCTAAAGAAGTGGAAAGCAGTTCTAAAGCTGAAGTAAAGTTAGCTAAAACATTATCACCAGAGCAAAGTGCGGAGTTGTCTTCTGACATATCTACTATAAAGAACTTAGCTGAAGATAATGCAGTAATAGCTAAAAAGTTTGGTAAAGAACCTATAAAAGGAGCTAAGCAATTTAGGCTAGAGCAGAAAGTTTTAAGCGGTGTAAAAGATGTTGTAGATAAACTAGTAACTAACAGAACAAAAGCACTTTATGATCCTATTGCTTCAGACGCAAAAAGAAACGTCAGTAGATCAGAGTATATGGATTCTATGAGGTCTGATGTAGAGACAATGATTTTGAATGAGTATAATGGATCTCAAGATCTAGAAAAATTTATTATAAGTCGAGGTTACTTAAGAGCAAATAATCTAGCGCAAAGACTAGGTATTGAGTCAAAAGAAGATGGAGGCATAAAGTCTGATGTTACAGAAGCAAAGAACTTATCAAGTAGCGAAAGCGATTTTAGTTCTGAAACAAGTATTGACGCTGATGTTAAACTAATTAAAGCTACTAAAATACTATCAAAAGAGCAATATGATAAAGTTTTTAAAGAAGTTGAAGCGGCTGTATCATCTATAGACCCTAAAGATTTAAGTTACAAAAAAGTTAAAGGGTTTGGAGCTGAAATCTTGTCTGAAATCACAGGTGTTCCTGTCGAAAAGATATTAGAAACAAACAAAAACATGTCTAAAGGACAGACTACCAGCGGCGCTATGTTTATTGAGAAAAACATCGACTACATTAGAAAAACTTTACCAAAAGGAGCTGTTCAAGAGGCAGCTAACGATGATTTAATGGGCACAGCAACTAATCTTCCTAATAAAGTTCTTAAAAAACTGTATAATAAAAACCCTAGAATTACTAAAAAATCTGGATTATCCCCTTATACGTTAAAACCAGGTTTAAGAAACCAAGATATACTAGACGCTATAGGAAGACCTAAAAGAGATGACGGTAAGAAAATACAAATAAACCCTAGATCACCTGAAGCTGTAGCTATTCAAGGTTTATTAAACATAATCGAAAGAAACATTTCTAATGAGTTAGTTAGAACTGTTGAAAGTGATTTAACTCTTGAGCAAAAACAAGATGTTGCAGCAGGTAAGAGTGATACAATGTTTTCTAAAAGAATTGAAGACGTTACAAGCAAAGATTTTCTAAGCAGCGAAGTATCTGCAAAAGCTAAAACTTCTATAATTAGCAACGTTAGCAAAGTGTTAATTGGTTCTAGAGCCAGTGATAAATTAATGACAGATCTTAATAGCGCAATATCAAAAAAGATTGAAGAGTCTAAAAACATGAGCCAGGTTCTAGAATCAATGTTTGAAGAATCTGAAAAAATATTAAGTACTAGGCAGTCTAGAGAGCTTCAAGCTAAATTAATTGTTGCTATTCAAGACAGCTTTACCGAAAACCCAAGTAATAGATCTTTAGTTTATAGCGCAGCTAAATCTATAAGAACATTTTTTAAGTATCAAAGAGAAATAATAGGATACGGGTACATAAAAAACAAACTAAAAGAAGACGTTAGTAAATCTGAAACTTTAGAAGAAAAAGTTAAAACTATTAAAGAGTTTTTAGTTTTTGGTAGTAGATCTATAAGAACATCTAAAATTGATGGTATAACAACTAATAAAGAGATTTTTAATAAAATAATTAAACCACTAAAAAACGCAGACAAAGACTTAGAAGGTTTTCGTACTTTTACTAGAAAAAATAGATCTTATATTACCTACAACGGTAAGGTAGTAGCTGGTTTATCTAGCATATACGATATTAAGAACAATTTCGCTAATAGTGAAAATTTAATAAATGATGAAGCAACGAAATCTAGAGATTATATTATAAAGCAAATAGATCAAGCTAGAAAAAATAAAGATATAGACGGAGTTATAGCTATGCTAGCAGTGCTATCTTCTGATCAAAGAGGTGCTTTAAGAAAATCGTCTCAAGCAGGTTTCTATGTTGAAGGTGTTGATTCTGGAAAACTTATATTAGAGCATGAAATGGAAGCTTTTTCAATACATGAGTCTTATGTGCAATACGCTAAAGATGGCGATATAATCAAGCTAAAACAAGCACTCTCTGAAGCTTACGTTAATTCTATACCTAAATACTTGGACGCTTTATTAAACTTTAAAGGCAATAAACTGTCAAATATAGAAAGATATAAAACAGAAAAGATCATCAATGAGTTAAGAAGACTAAACAAAGAGGGTAGATTAAAGAATTTTGACCAATCAAGATACGGTGTTAAGCTGAGTAAGTCTATTAACTTAGACAAAGAGTTTAATGACATTATCGAAAACAAAACAGGTATAGAGTCTTACAAAAACTACAAAAAAGTTAAAGCTCAAGTAGTTGGAGCAAGTAAAGGTAAATTTAACTTCTTTATCGCTCCTTCAGCTGAAGACTTTGTTGGGTTGCTGTATAAAACCTTAGGTAAAGGCAAGATTGGAGACGCTCAGATGGCTTGGTACAAGGAAAACTTACTTGACCCGTATGCAAGAGCTATGCAGAAAGTGTCTAGAGATAGAAACTTTATGGCTAGAAATTTTTTAGCAATCAAAAAAGAGCTAAAGATTGTGCCTAAAAACTTGAAAAAGAAAATACCAGGAGAACCTTTTACTCAAGAACAAGCTATTAGAGTTTATATTTGGAACAAAAAAGGATCTACTATACCAGAAATATCTGAAAACGATAGTATATACTTAACAAACTTTGTGGAAAACAATGAAAAGTTGAAAACTTTTGCAGATCAAGTGATAGCTCTTAGTGGTATTGAAGATTACGCTAAACCTGGTGACTCTTGGGTTACTGGAACTATTACAACTGACATGTTAGAGGCTTTAAACACTACAAAAAGAGCAAAATACCTGGAATTATGGCAACAGAATGCAGATGAAATATTTTCTGAGAAGAATTTAAACAAGTTAGAAGCTGCTTTTGGAGCTGATTACAAAGAAGCAATGAAAAACATTCTAAAAAGAATGAAAACCGGTAGAAACAGAGCTTTTGGTGGTGATAGCTTAACAGGTAGATTTGTTGACTGGATGACAGGTGCTACTGGTGCTATCATGTTCTTCAACACTAGATCTGCTGTTCTTCAGACTTTGTCAGCTATTAACTTTATAAACTTTGGTGATAACAATATATTTGCCGCTTCTAAAGCGTTTGCTAATCAAAAACAATATTGGAGTGACTTTAAGATGTTGTTTAACTCTGACTTTTTAGTTGAGAGACGTGATGGGTTAAAAATCAATGTAAATGAAGCTGATATTGCTGATATCGCTAAAGAAAAAGGCGTTAGAGGTTTAATCAACAAGCTGCTTAAATTAGGTTTTACACCTACGCAGTTAGCGGATAGTTTTGCTATCGCAACCGGTGGAGCTACTTTTTACAGAAACAGATTAAAATCATTGATAAAAGATGGTATGGATCCTGTTGCAGCTGAGAAACAAGCAATGAGAGACTTTAGAGAAACAGCTGAAGAGTCTCAGCAATCAAGTAGACCTGATAAAATTAGTGCTCAACAAGCGGGTCCATTAGGGCGTACTATACTTGCTTTCTCTAACACACCAGCACAATACGCACGTATAATTAAAAAAGCTGCTAGCGACATTAAGAATGGCCGAGGAGACTTAAAAACGAATATATCTAAGATCATGTATTACGCCATTGCACAGAACTTATTGTTTAATGCATTACAAAAGGCTTTATTCGCTGCTGTGTTTGATGAAGACGAAGAAGAAATTGATGATAAAACTATTAATATAGTAAACGGTATGGCTGATTCAATACTTGTAGGTACTGGTGTAGTTGGAGCCGTAGTATCTGTGTTGAAGAACGCTGGGGTGAGATGGGTTAAAGAAGAACAAAAATCAAATCCAAAATATGATAATGCTGCTTTTGAGTTATTAAAAATATCTCCACCATTATCTTCTAAAATAAACAAGCTTAGAGCTGCTTCTCGATCCTATGATTGGGATAGAAATAAGATGAAAGAAAGTGGTTTGAGCATCGATAATCCAGCTAACTTAGCTATAGGTAATGTTGTTTCTGCTGTCACAAACATACCTTTAGATAGAGTCGTAAAGAAGGTGCAGAATATAAAAGCGGCAAGTGATTCGGAAATAGAAACTTACAAAAAAATATTTCTACTAGCTGGTTGGAGCAAATGGGATCTTGGTATTAAAGATACTAAGAAAAAGAAAAAGAAAAATAAAAGAAAAAACAAAAAAATATTTTATTAATTGAATTTAAAACTAGAAAAATAACAATTAGAAGATGAATAAAATTTCTGAAAACACAGAGGTAACATTAGATGTAAAGACATTAATAATAATTATATCGTTTGTGGTATCATTCGTTGGTCTTTATTTTGCTTTGCAAACCGACATAGAGTTAGCTAAAAAATTACCAAAGCCTCAAGTAACTAGAACAGAGTACGATCTTAAAGATCAGTTGATTAGAGAAACAATCATAAATACTCAAGAGAAGGTGCAGGAAAATAGTAAGAAACTAGACAAAATTGACGAGAAATTGTATGAGATAATAGAAAAAAAATAACCCATGAAAAAGATTTTAATTTTAATTTTATTAACCTTTGCCTCTAGTATGTGTGCTCAAAAATACGTGCTACTAGAAATAAATTCCAAGTGGAATGCAGGAAACCCAGCTATAATAGCTAAACTACAAAACGTAAAGCATATAAAAGCGTTTTTAGAGGATCAACCAAAAAGCGTTAGAGATAAAGTTAGAGCTGTACCTTTTGTAACTATGTACAAGGACGGCAAACCTATTGGTAAGTGGACAGCTGATATAACATTTAAGTTATGTATATCTCCAGAGCAGATACAAGAAGCTATAAAAAAATCTAACAAATGAAATTAACAAACAACTTTAGTTTAAAAGAGTTTGAATGCAACTGTGGTTGCTCTATGCCTAGCTTCGTTAAAGACAATGTGCTGAAACTCGTTGAAGATCTTCAAGTTATAAGAGAAAAAATAGACAAGCCGATTAAAATAACAAACGCTTATCGATGCAAGTCACATAACGCAAAAGTTGGAGGCGCTAAGAACTCTCAGCATTTACTAGGTAAAGCTGCAGATCTTCAAGTGAAAGACGTTAAACCTAAAGAAGTAGCTGACTTAATTGAGTCGTTAATGAAGAGTGAATTAATTAATAAAGGTGGTGTTGGTAGATACTCTAGTTTTACGCATGTAGACATAAGAGGCACTGATGCTCGATGGAATTTTGTAAATAAATAATATGGAAAGAAAAGGGATTGGGCCTCAAGGCTTAGGGAGTAAAGGAAACAATGGTTTTTGGGTTGGATCTCCAGCACAACAAAATTGTTGGGACACTCATAAAATAGGAAGTCCTAAAACAAAGATATCTGATAAAACTGGAAAAAGAGTTAATAATTGTGTAAAAAAATAATATGATAGAGAAACTAAAAAAAGAATGGAACTCGTTTTTATACTGGTTGATGTTCAAGAAAGAAAAAGGAACAAAATAAATAGGCGTACCATACCTAAAGTTCCTGTACCAAGAAAGGGCCCTCGTATTGAGGACCCTTTTTTTTTGTTTACAGGTATGTATAGCATACTAGCCGTCACACGCTAGACAATCTTCACTCATTGCTTGTTGTGCAATATCTCCACGTAGAACACTTTCAGTTCTTGTGTAGTACAAAGTCTTAACACCTGATTTCCAAGCTTCGTAATGAACTTTGTTCAACCACTTTGGAGTAGCTTCAGAAGGAAAAGCTAGGTTTAAACTTACTGACTGATCTATATACTGTTGCCTTAAACCAGCTTGGTTTACTAACTCTAACTGATTAATTTCTTTAAAAGTTCTAAAAACTTCTTTAACAGGTATATCATGATTACCAACAAGAACATTATCAAGCTCTTTAATATCTTGCACAGATCCTCCATCAACTAATATTTTATTCCATACATCACTAGTAT